GGTTGGCGAAGCCCCGATCAAATTGTTAACTACATAACTTACTGAACATTAAGTTATAACATAAAATACAAATAATAATTTAATGAAGTTGCCCATGCTGATCGAGGGAAGAATTAGCAGAGAGCAGTGGGAATATCTTTCAGAAGATGGAGTAAATAAAATCGCTGAAGATATTTTTAAACATTACAGATCGATGGGATTCCCATATTACGAATTCTCAGAGAAAGAAAAAATACAGGAGCTTGGCAAACTACAGGGGTTCTTCGATAGAAGTGGGGATGGGATCATTGAGGAAGACAAGATACGAATGACCATGCATGGCCTAGCCTTGGCTTGGTCGTACTTCCCCCACTCATGGGAGGTAAGATCCAACAAAATGAAGACCCCATTCGAGGTTTACTCTGATGACGAGCTATTTATGAAGGCCATTAGGAGAAGGCTAAAAAGAGGCACATATTTCTCTGAATCTGGAATACGAAAAGCATTAAGAACTTATAGTGGAACGCAGGGGGTATCGAACTTTAGACCCACAGCCGCTGGCGCAATTTACAAAAAGTACTGCCCAAAGGGAGGAATAGTTTGGGATATGTCATGTGGATATGGGGGAAGGCTTTTGGGTGCGTTAATATCCAGAGTCGTTGGTTGGTATATTGGAACTGAGCCTTGTTCGGAAACATTCGATGGGCTGATGAAAATGAAGAATGAGCTTTTCCCAAGCATGAATGCAACTGTCCTAAAATGCGGAAGCGAGGATTTTGTGCCAACGCCAAATACCCTAGACCTATGCTTCACCTCTCCACCCTATTTTAATACTGAAAAATATTCTGACGAGGAAACCCAGAGCTATAAGAAATTTGAATCGAAGGAAAGCTGGAACGAGAAGTTTCTTGGTCAAACCATCAAGAACTGCCTTATTGGCCTAAAGGCTGGAGGCCATCTAATCATAAATATAGCGAATGTTAAATCCCATCAAACGCTTGAAAGCGATACAGTCAAAATATGCTTGGAGCAAGGTTTAGCCCATGTTGAGACTCTTAGGCTATTGTTAAGCTCAATAACAAAAGGCGGGTACAAGTCTGAGCCAGTATTTGTATTCAGAAAGCAGGGTTAGGGCAAATAAGTCTTGTTTGGGGTTATAATGAACCTATAGGTACTAAATGGTAACACTACAGGAAATAGCAGACGCTTGGGGATGCTCCCAGCCCTATATTTCTAAGCTTAAAAATAAGGGGATGCCAACAGATACGATTGAGAACGCCACTGCTTGGAGGGAAAACAACAGGGAGCGATCTGGAAAGCTTCCCTCAAACAGCATATCTGGAGGGGTTGTTATCCCAAAGGACACTTCAGTTCCAGTAAGCAAGGGCGATCTTTCTAGGGACGATATTTATGGATGCTTGGCTAGGGCAAGAAATACTGAAAAGGTATCGTATGCGATTTTGCATAATGCACAGGTAAACAACGAAACCCATAAATTGCCAAGCTTGGTCAAGGCGCATCGTGAAGCAGTGAAAAGCAGGATGGAGGCAGAGATCAAAGTCGAGTCGTTACAGGTTGCGATGGGATCAAAGATAGATGCAGATGTGGCGAGAAACATCTTTGCCAGATACATGATGACCATTCGCAATCTAATGGAGGGACTTGGGGCTAGTGTTTGCAGAAGGGCGAACCCAAGCGATCCAGAACTTGCTAAAGATGCAATTGCTGATGGGGTGAAGCAGATCATCGCAGTAATTGAGAAAACGAAAGGAGGCAAGCTGGGGGATATGAAAGATGTTGACTTGGACGAAAATGAAACCATTTTAACTGCAAATGAACAAGTACCCCAAGATATTGAGGTTAAAGCTTAGTGAGATACAAGGGGCTGGTTACAATCCTCGAAAAATTACTCCAGAGGCGTTGGGTCGCCTCACGAAAAGCCTTGGAGAGCTTGGAGACATTCAACCCATCACGATCAATGTTCGGACTGGAAATAGGATCATTGGGGGGCATCAGAGGTTTAAGATCTACCAAGCTATGGGGCGCACGGAAGTCGATGTCTGGGCAGTCGATCTACCAGAGGACAAGGAGAAAGTCGCCAACCTCGCACTCAACAACCTTTCGGGGGAATTTGACAACGAAGCACTCAAAAACTTACTCGAAGAGATTGATCAAACAGAACTAAATATTGAACTGACTGGATTCTCCAAAGAGGAGATCGAAAAAATGCTTACTGGTGCGCCACCAGAAGTTGAGGACATGAAAGAAGAAATTGAGACAGGCGATGTGGAAATGATTCCGCTTTATGTGGAAAAAAAAGATTTGAAGGATTTAATGGGGAAGGTCAAGCAGATCGGGGAGAGCAAGAAAATTGAGGGAATCGCCAATATCATATTGGCATGCGTTCACGAAACCCATGGGAATCTCGGATAAGTATGAAAAGCCAGATGAGGCGGCCATCATCTGTTGCGGAGATCCTAAAAGCAGACACGCAAAATCTGCGATCTTTCTAGCTGAAGACTGCATAGGGCATACGATCTACCCGCATCTATTCTTTTTCTCTCCACACACAAGCACCGAAAAGAAAAACTCAAAGACACTAAGTGCCAAGGGCTATCCTGTGTGGTTTTGCGGGAATAGCCAGCAAGCTTGCATAGATATGATCTACAGGCTTTCAAGATTCAAAATGCGCTCTTGGGTTGGAATCGCTCCGAATCTTCCAGAACGCTACAACATTAGCAGGACAGGGATTGAATTCCTGTGGAGGATGCGTCCAGCCAGAGACATTATTTTCACTGACATGCAGATGGATGATGTTCTTCTGAACTGGTCATTTGACCTTCTAAAGTATCCCAGAAATGTTATTTGCCAGACAGAGGACGAAAAGATCCTTTACCCAATGGGAACTAAACTTCTTTCAATCTATGAGGATTTTAGACTGTGACCACGCAAGAGCTAGAGCTTCTCGCCCAAACATTCTGGATACCAAAGAAGGATCTTTCGGTTACAGAGTGGGCTGAGTCTAATCTTTACCTTTCAGATCGAGTGTCCTCGACTGCGGGACCGTATTCAACCCTACTCACCCCATATGTTCGTGAACCACTGGAGAACTTTAGAGACGAGCGATTGCGAACCATGATCCTGTGCTGGGGGGCGCAGACAGCCAAAACTACATCGATCCTAGCTGGGCTGGCGTACAGACTGGATTTAAAGCCTATTCCTACCATGTGGGTCATGCCAAACGAGAATCTAGCCAGATCATTCTCAGAGTATCGCTGGTTGCCCATGGTGGACGATTGCGAGGCATTAGCACGACATAAGCCAAAGAATCTGGATAAGTACAAGCTGATGGAACAGCATTTTGATAAAATGTCGGTCTGGTTTTTTGGCAGTAACTCTCCAGCCAACCTCGCCTCACGCTCTGTAGGATTATTGATTTGCGATGAAACTGATAAGATGTCGGAGGCAACATCTAAGGAAGCCAATTCAATTCAGTTGGCAGAGGTTAGGACGAAAACTTACCCCTTATCACTTACGGTACAAACATCCACTCCAACTACAGATTACGGCCATATCTGGCAAAGCTTCAAGAGAGGAGATCAGAGGTACTATTATGTTCCATGTCCCTTTTGTAACGAAGAACAGGTTCTTACTTGGCCTCAAGTAAAATGGGATGAGAATGCCAAGAACGCAGATGGTGAGTGGGATAACGAAAAAGTGCGCTCCAGTGCCTATTATGAGTGCGTTTCGTGCAAAGGAAGGATAACTGATGGTCACAAGACAAAGATGCTTAGAATGGGCAAATGGAAGCCAACAAACCTTAATCCAGAGCCTCAAGTGAAATCCTACCACCTTTCGGGCATCTATTCCCCTTGGGAAACATTTGGAAAGCTGTGCGTACAGTTCCTAAACGACAAGAAGAGCGTCATGGGATTACAGAACTTCGTCAATTCAGTGCTTGCCCAGCCTTGGGTAGAGGTCGAGGAGGAGAATCAGACAAAAATATCTGGATCTGGATATAAGATGGGCGAGAAGTTTGAGGGTTGCGAAAAGCGAATCATCACAGCAGACATCCAAGAAGCGAAGGGGTTTCACATGTGGGTAGTCGTGCGTGGATGGAAAAACAATGGAGAGTCAAAGCTGGAATGGTGTGGAAGGCTAGAATCATGGGATGCGTTGCGAGCCTTGCAACTAGACTGGAAAGTAACAGACAAAATGGTATTTTGCGATAGCGGTTCAAATACCAGAGAGGTTTACTTTCAATCCTGTAAGTGGGGATGGACTTGTTTGCTTGGATCTGACTCGGCGCAGTTCGTTCACATCACGCCAACTGGACGAATGATAAGACCATACAGCACAATAAACTGGGGAGATCCTCTATCTGGAACTGGAAGAACAGCACAGGCAGAAGGGCTAATTAAATCTAAATGCCCTGTCATTCGATGGTCAAATCCATCTGTGAAAGACATGTTAAGCTTGTTAAAGAATGGCAAGATGTCGAAATGGGAAATACCAGACGATTGCCCCGAAGACTGGCACAGTCATTTAAGCGCAGAGGTAAAGAGGGCAAAGTATAATCCCCTTTCTGGAAGGACTAAAATGGTGTGGCACAGAATTCGCAAAGACAACCATTTGATGGACGCAGAATGCATGAACCTAGTTGGAGCCATGTTGTCGGGATGCATGCCAGTGCCTCAAGATGACAAAATTGAAATTGAAGAGGTTAAAGAATGAATACAATTCTATCCTATATGTTTTATAGCATCGGCCATATATTCAGTTATTTTATGATGGTCACAGGGCTTGGGTATGGGTTTTATAGCAAAATGATGTACATCTCAATTAGTCTTGATAAAAATGAAGTTATCTGGAAGCGAGTAAAACAACGGCGTAAATATAAGCGCAAGAGTTGACAGCTATACAAAAGCATGGCTATTCAAGGTGTATATTACGGCTTAGACCTAGCCACAGTTACACAAATTCGAACAGAAACCCTAACAGCAATCGAAGCCATCCTAAAGACTGGAGCATCATATAGCATTGGTGGAAGACAACTTACAAGAGCAAATTTACAGGAGCTACAGAATACAGTCATGGAATGCACGGCGGCTATCAATCGCTTGGGTGGCTCAAGAGCCAGAATCAATCGCACTTTCCCAGACTATTCAAGGGGTGGCAGAAATTAATCTAGTTGATATAAATAGCGATAAATATGAATCATCTCGATAAAATGATTGAAAAAGTGGATAAGATGAAAAACGATTTTGAAATTGTTAAAGCTCCAGTAGAGGTTTTGACAGAGATTTCCCCAAAGAACAATGCGGAAGTCATTGTAATGCAGTTACTTTACACTCAGAATCAATTCCGAATATATCACTGGCAGACCAAAAGCTTCAGTCATCATAAGAGTTTTGGCAAGATTTACGAGATCCTAGGCAATTCAATTGACGAACTTCTTGAGACATATTTCGGAAGATATGGAAGAGCTTACGCAAACAACAACTTCAATATCTCTCTTATGAATCTTGCAGATGGAGCTGGAGTTACTCTTGCAAATCAGACAATCGACTTTTTAATGGGCGAATTCACACGGAGCGTAAAGCCATCCGACACCGATTTGCTCAATCTACGAGACGGAGTGGTAGGTGAATTAAACAGGCTAAAGTACTTATTAACACTTCAATAATATGAAAATACTAAACTTGATTGATAAAGCCCTTGTAATGCTTGGAGATTCAAGCAAGGCAATCACACTATTTAAACAACTCATGGATCTTTCTCATAAGATTACAAGGGCAGAGCATCCTTCAAACGAAGAAGATAAAGCTGAATATTACCGCATAAAAGAAGAGCTTTTAAAACAATCTAAAGAAGGTATTGCTAGGGCTTACCAAGTGAATACCAAGATACCCCCAACAACCGACACAAATATTGTTGCACACTATTACGATGATGCTCTCCAATATATTGAGAAGCTTGGGTTTAATATTGAGATTCCGAGAAAAAAGGCTACAAATGAAAACATGGGCAAAGAAGAGGGAAGATGCTGGGAAGGATACGAGCCAGTCGCAGGGGTTAAGCCATACGAGCAGGGCAGTTGTCAAAAGAAATAATTTATGCCTAGTCTGAATTTTTTTGAAAAAGCTCTTACTGCGATTAATCCCAAATTCGGGGTAAAAAGACTTGCCGATAAGTGCAAGCTCACCGAATTAACAAGATTCGCTGGAGCATATCCCCTTAGAGACAGATTGCCATCACGGCCATTGTCTGGTGGTGAGGGATACAATTCCACATTTGAGCGTATTGAATTGATTAAAGCTGGTCGTGATCTGGAAGACAACAATCCAATCATCCGATCTATCCTTTTGAAATTCTCGCAGTATGCCCTTGGTAATTTCAGATATATGTCTCGAACTGGAGATAGAAATATCGATCAGATATATGAGGATTACTGGTCGGCTTGGGGAAGGAAGTGCGACTTTTTTGGTAGGAATAATTTCCACGCCTTGTCTCATCTTGCTCTTCGTTCTGTACTTCGTGACGGCGATGTTGGGTTCGTGATCACTAGAGAGAGGTCAATTGGAGATCAAGTAGATCCTAACAGTGATATTCGAATTCAAGCCGTAGAGGCTGATCGCATCGGAGGCATGTTCGACAACCCAACCTCTAGCCAAGAATACATTGGTGGAGTTAAGTTTGACAAATTCGGACGCACTGAATCATACAAAGTTTATCGACGGACGCAGGGCAATTTCTATACGGACGCACAAGAAGTACCCGCATCGTCTTTCCTATTTATTTACGATCCCCTACGGCTGGATGAGGTTCGTGGTCGTAGTCATCTGGCCTCTGTTATTAACTATTGCAAGGATCTTGCTGAAACCATGGATGCAGAAAACCTTGCCGTAAAAAACGCGGCTTTCCGAATTATGACAATTTCGAATGCGACAGGATCTTCCGACGATCCCGCATCCTACTTTAACCAAGCGCAGACAGATTCGTATGGTAATACGATGAACATTGAAAACATGCAGAGGGGTCAAATTAACTATATCCCTACTGGCTCTGAGATGAAAATGTTTGAAAGCAATCGCCCATCTTCAGCTTTTCAAGGGTATGTGGATCTGATCGTTCACATGATTGCCTTGGCCTTTAATCTTCCATTCGGATTCTGCTACGATCTCTCCAAGCTTGGGGGTCCAACTGTACGACTTGAGATGGCTCTGGCCTCACGCACATTCAAGCGTTGGCAGAATATCCTAGAAGATCGCTTCTTTGATAAGATCAAGAACTTGGTAATCGCAGACGGAATTTCTAGGGGCAAAATCCCGCCCAATAGCAATTTCACAAAGGGCAAGTGGATTTACCCTTCAGATAGCACCATTGATGTAGGCCGCGATTCACAAGCAAATATCAGCGAGTTTAAGGCGGGGCTAAGAACGGCTGCTGAGGTGTACGGAGCTAAAGGAGAGGACTATGAAGAGGCACTACGGCAACGAGCCTATGAGGTTAAGTTTGCCAAGGATCTTTCAAAAGAGATGGATGTGCCAATCGAATCTATTTCCGAGGCTTTCAAGCCATCAATGCCAGCGTTCCCACAGGCGCAAGCACCAGTACCAGCACCAGAAGAACAGCCACAGGCTCCAGATCAACAGCCTAAAGAAGAAGTAGCAAAGATAAAGCAACAGCACTTAGAGGATGATTATGTTCCATCTAGGGCAAGGCGCACAAGCACATCAAAAGAATTTACAACACAAGATGCAGAAATGGTACTGGACGCAATCGAGATGCAGAGCATCTCTGATATTGATCTTTACCCTAGTGATGGGATGGTCGAGTCTGCCAAGTCTGCCTTGCGGGTAAGAGCTGAAAAGCCAGCCAGCCAGCGTGGAATGACACAGGTTGGAATCGCAAGAGCTAGGGACATTATCGGACGCAAAAAGCTTTCTCCCCGCACTTGGCGTAGGATTTACAGCTTCCTTTCACGGCATGAAGTGGACAAGAAGGGTTCGACATGGAGCGAACAAGGCAAAGGATGGCAAGCATACATGGGATGGGGCGGTGATGCTGGACTATCAAGGGCTAAAAAGATTGTCGGTCAACTGGACAAAGCACGGAGCGAATAATGGCTGAGAGTAAGTGTCCACTCCCAACACAGGACATCAAAACCAACCTAGCCAATCGGCAGAAGGCTATTGATGTAGCACATTACGGCCCCGCCAATCCCAAGGAGCCGAATGAGGAATACTGGACGGCGAAAGCAAAGATCTTTGGTGGATCGGTTAAAGAAGCCAAGACGATGCGTTGCGGGAACTGCGCTGGATTCAACCAGACAACAAGGCTTATCGGATGTATTACAAAGGGGATTGGGATGGATGCAAAGGAAGTTGAGCAAGCTGGCGATCTGGGTTACTGCGAAATCTTTGATTTTAAATGCGCCTCACTGAGAACTTGCGATGCATGGATAGTTGGGGGTCCGATTACCGACAAGACCAACTTCGAACAATTAAAGGCAGATCTATTAGCCCTAAAGGAACAAGGGGCAACACTGCTTTACGATCCATCACAGGAAAGAGACGAGTCTGGCAAATGGAGTGGTGGTGGCGGTGGGTTCAAGGGCAAGCTCATCGAGAAGGCTCAAAGGGGAAATCCAGCCCTAGATATGGCAAAATCGAGCGTAAAAGGGGCTATAAAGGGCGTTACAGCTATTGCGAATGGAGCTAAGATGGCTACCCAATATGGGGCTTCTAAAGCCTATCAGATCAAAAATTGGCTTGCTAGTGACAACGGCCAGCAGTTTTTGCGTGGGATTGCTAGAACGATCAGCATCGGATCTCAAGGAGGCATTGAGGCAATAAAAAGCGCACACGGAGATCGGTATAAGATTCTTATTGGAGCCTTAATTAACCCACAACTAGGGGGTATAGTTGCTGGTCAATCTGCATTTAGGGGATTCGTAAAAGGTGCAGTAGCCGAATACAGAAAAGTTGAAGGCGGTAGGCAAGTATCAAACATAGTACGCAAGGGAATCGGGGTTCGCCCCATGTCGGCAAACCGTAATGTTGTAACGCTCGAAAAAGATCCAGACATGGACGATGTGGCAGACTACTTGGCAGATGCAATTGCAGTTGCCATTCGTGAAGAGATTGAGGGAAAGAAGACATTTGAGGTAACTACTTTCGCCTACGATCCAAACCAAGAGAGAGATGCATCTGGCAAGTGGACTGGTAGTGGTGGTTCTGGCGGTGAAATCCTTGTCTCTCCAAACATTAAAGAGAACATGAATTACGAAGAGGCGAAAAAGATGATCGATTCGCCCGAACATGCGAGAGCCGTTAGCATCGCAAGAGATGCCATCAAAAAGCAAGACATGAATGGGAAGGTCGAGTCTGGGGTGGGTGACTGGGAAGATGGGGCAGAGAATTCGATTAAGATCGATGTAAAGGGAGTGAAGGACTTTGATCAACTTAAATACACGGCATCCAAGCTGGGGGCGAGCCTAAACCAAAAGGCAGTTGTCGCCTTTCAGAAGAAGAAGGACGGTCCCGATATTCTGCATAAAATCTCAGCAGACAGGCCAATGGATGAGGTCAGAAAAATATTGTCAGACAATGGGATTAGTTTTAGAACAATGGTAGGCGACAGAGCCAAGACTAGCGTAACAATCCTAGACCAAGGATCGCAGTTGACCGCTAATGTTGCCAAATTTCTAGGAGCAATAAATGGAAAATCAGAAGCAGTCAGGGGAGTCGGAGAGTTCATCGGTGGAGACACAAGGATTGCAGGAAAAAAAGCCTACAAATCAATCATCGACAACTATGAGCGATCTTTCCCGAATCGTGTTCGCCTCGGAGTACAACGATGGGGAGGGCGTAATTATTACAGGAGCTATCAAGCGATAGACTTCTACGATCCAAACCAACAGAGAGATAACTCTGGAAAGTGGACTGGGGGTGGAGCAATAGCTGAAGGAGCTACACCCACCCCAAGGTGGGCGCAAGATAATCCAGCGGAGGCAAGCAAAAAGACTGGGGAGGCAACTACCCTTTATCACGGAACTTCAGCAGATGTGCTTAAAGACATACGAAGAGACGGCCTAAAACCCTCTAAAAGTGGCGTTTGGGGTGGTGGCAAGGTGTACAGCACGGACAGTTTGGATCTAGCCATGGAGTACGGCGTACTGCGTTCTGGGTCATCGCCCAAGATTGGCGGGAGGCAAATGATCGGGATTATCAGCGTATTGGCAGATGGATTTAAAAGCGTTGCCGACAACATCCCAACAACCAAGGCTCAAAAGATGGGCAAAACTGGGCTGGCGGCTGTGTCAAAAATCTTTACCAAGGACGGCGCAGTATCTCCAAGTGCCATCAAAAAAATGCAGATCTTCGAGGTCGATTCGATTAGGAAATATGTTTACGAGAACGGCCCCAAACCATCCCCTGTGGCGACAAAAGAGTTGGCAGATGGAAGTAAGTTGATTTATGTACCCATCGTGATTGAACTTCCAGATGATGGTTCCGAGGGATTCCAGTTTGACGAAGCGGTAGCAATCGAATCATTCGTTTTCCAATACAACGGAGAGAAAATCGAGTTTTACAATCCAGATCAGCCAAGGGATGAAAAGGGAAGATGGTCTGGGAAGGGTGGGGGGGGCGGTGGAGGAGCCAAGGGAAAGGCAAAGGGGAAATCATCCAAAGGCGAGGAAGAATCCGAAACAAGCACTACAATTGATGAAATTGAAAAAGAGATTGAAAGACTAAATGCAGAGCCAAAAACTAAAATAACAATTGAAAAGATGGCCAAATTGCAAAAGGAAGTTGCCGAAGCAGAGGGTTCGGAGAATGCCCCAGTAACCCATTGGTCGCTGAGAGATCCCAAGCGATACATCCAGAAGAAAGACATCGTAGAAACATTTGAAAACCCAACCCCAGAACACAAGGCGTGGAAGGATTCCGTTATTGAAAGCGAACTGAATCCCAAAGCCAAGTCGGACAATCCTATTGCAGTAATTCTCATGGGATCTCCAGCCAGCGGGAAAACGACTACTGGAAGACCATTTGCAGAAAAGATCCTAAACGGAAAAGAAACAACTAAGATCGATCCAGATTCCGTTAAGGGTAAGTCAAAAGGATTTGAGGGCTGGAATGCTGGTGCGTTCCATGAGGAGTCTGCGCTTATATCCGAGAAGATCGTATTCCCAAGGGCAGTTATGGAAAATCACAATCTTTTGATCGACATCACTGGTAAAAACTCTAATAAGGTTGCAGACATGGCAAAAACTCTAAAATCGGTTGGATATAAAATCGGGATAGTTCATGTGGATGTGGATGATAAAGTGGCTTTGACCAGAGCTTCCAAGCGATTCAATAAACCCAATGGACGCTATGTTCCCTACAATTACATCAAGGGATCAGCCCAACAAGCTAGGAACACTTGGAACAAAATTACCTCTGAGGAGATAGCCGACATCGGTTACTCTCTTGACGGAAACGCAGATCGGAGCAAAGGCACTGCTCCAGTAAAGGCAACCCATGGCAACCTCTTCGACTGATCCACTGGCAGATGAATTGTCCAGCCGTGATGACAAATCTCTGGACAACATGATCGAAGCACTCAAAGAGATCAAGAAGACCAAAGATTCCAAGAAGGACTAGGCCAACCGAGTCGGCCACTGGTTGAAGGGTAGTCCGTACTTCGAGAAGTTCAGGATGACCTTGGTGTTCCAGACATACTTGCCCTTGGTCGTGGTGACGATCACCTGACCGCCATCCCAAGGATTCACATTACCCTCGTAGGAGGTCGAAACGATCTTGTCATCAGTGCCACGCTCTTTGATCTCCTTCTCTGTTTTCTGCACGATCTTGAACGCAAACTCGTCACAGGCAATCTTGGCATAGTCTTTTGCATCTTTTTCGATCTTTGCGTCCAGTTCTAACTTCTTGGTGACTTGCTCCCTGCGAAGAGGAAAGTCGTTTGCCAACCGTTCCGTTTCCCAGAAACGGCGATACTCTTGGCTGAAAACGCTGTAGTCGAATTCATCCTTCTTGTCCGAGTAGCCATAAATGAATTTGACCACATAGGGGGTGGGAAGCGACTTGAAGAATTCTTCCTGTTTTCCGAGTCGGATGTTGTCACGCTCAATGATTGATTTAACAAGAGCATTCTCAACAGGAACCAAGTTCTTGCGGAGAGTGGAGGCAAGATCCTCGATCCGCTTGCGCTCAATCTCCTTGGAATTCTGCTTGGACTCACGAAGAGCCTTGCGCTCTTCCTTGGCATACTTCTCCAAGCGACTCTGCCCAGCACGATACAACTCATCTAGCCGAAATTCTGTATTTACAGCTTCATGCCGTTCGGAATCATTTTCAATGAGACTGGCGAACGACTTATATCTTTTGTACTCGGCACGAATAAGAGGAACGATCTCCTCCAGTTCGGCTTTCGAGAGCTTGCGAATTTCGGTGGGTTTCAGCTTTTGGATGTCTTGGATGTTTTTGATCATGGGAGGAGTGTACTGCCAAACGGCTTCGAAGTCAACAACAAAATAAAATAATTTTAGAGGGTAAAAAAAGATTAAATAATGCTTGCCAAGCGGGTTGGAATGATGTACAGTACCACCATGACAAACAACCAAACCAACCCCAAAGTAACCATTCGAAACTCAGTACCAAGAGGGCTTGTAGATCAAATCCCAGCATTCATTGAAAAAGCGGTAAGCTGGCTACAGGTCAAATATCCTTCCGTGGACTTCACCACTACCGAATACATCTTTAGCGGTAGTTACAGCAGATCCAGATATTACAGGAATCAAGTGGAGTGCGGTAAATATCTCGCTCCCAATACCTGTATTGGCACAAGAGATGATCTGTATTTATACGATAAAAAATCGTTGAATGTTTCCAAAAAAGCCACAACAGGGCTGAAGGTGGACAGGGAAATTCAGATCCTATGTGCGCTTGTTCACGAACTCACCCATCACGCTCAATACGAATTAAACCTAAACAGGGGCGAGCTTGAGACAACAAGAAATGAGCTTGAGTACCTGAAGGAGTTTCACCCAGAAGTTTACAAAAAATGCGTCAAGCCAACTAAAGATTCTTCTTGCCAAACGGCTCTGGATAATGTAATCTAGTGCCACAATAAGAAAGGAAACGAAACCATGAACAACCAAACAAAAACCATCAAAGAAATCCCAATCGAGGCAAAGCCCAACCACTACTACAAAGTCAATCTGTTCTACAGCAAGGGTGGGGTGAATTACTTCAGCTCAAAAAACGAAGAGCGTGGCTACTACTTGTCGGTAAAGGCAGTCGAGAAACGGCAGGAGGTCGGGTATGTAGTCGAAAGCTATGTGGCTTTTAATGGTGTAAAGCAATTCATCAAGACGGCAAAACGATTCAGTCAGAGTGTGCTGGATGAGTTGGCCTCCAAAAACTACGATCAGACCATCGCTCACTTCGTCAAATACATCGAGGATCGGAATCTGCAATTGGCGGTTTAACTAGAAAGGAATATAACAATGAACAACCAAGTTAAAAAAATTAAAAGCTACACCTACTTCTTTAAGGATGGTGGATGGAACACTGCGTCTGGCATCAGCCGTAGGGATGCCTATAAAAACGCTCGCAATAGGTGGCTAAAAGAAGATCCAAAGCTTGTGGATCAAGTCGATAAGGACAGCTTCCATATTGCAAGTAAAGAGGAAGAGGAAAAACTCCTGTCGAACTTTTGGTAAGCAACCCGAAACCAAGAAAGGACAAAAACCATGAACAGCAAACAAGAGAGAGCATTGAAAGCAATCAACCAATTGGGTATTCTGCCGTCCAGAATATTCCAGTTGTACGGTTCCCAGAACAGTAATGTCCGTCAATATCTGCTGTGGGCAATCACAGGCGATAAGCCAACCAAGGCAAAGGCTGGCTATTACAAGGTGATTGAAGTACTCTATCGGGTATTCGAGGTTGATCCCAAGACCTGTAGTTGCACGGCAGTAGCGGAAACGACTCTTGAGCAGAAGATCGCAAGTCTTCTGCCAGTATAAGGAGGCAACATGAACACAATTGTTTTAAATCTTCCAGACGATCTGAAGGCTGTCCTTAAATGCGACAGGGCGGTAGAAGTAGATACGGATAGCTGGGTACTGCTAGGTAGGGACGGCAGAAGGGTATGGCCTCATAATGTGGAATCCGAAACAGAGTACGGCGCAATCGTTGCCGTTAAGACCAAGATCGAGAACAAACTAGCGGATCTGGCAATACAGGAGGAAGCATGAACTATCGAGATCTAAAACATATTTGCATCGGGTGGATTCTAGCCAGCTTTTTTTATATGCTGGTGATCCATTTTGTCTTTAAATTATTCTAGTCTGCGTTCTTCAGCAACATTCCCTGCACGATAAGGCTGACGCTTTGCGTTCCGCTATTTACTTTAAACTGCCACTCAATATCTGTTTTCTGGTATTGAATTTGGGGAACAATCCTTTGAACTGAAAAGTTACCAAGCCAAGTTGTCTGAAGAAGATCAAAAGTTACTGGCGTAGGAGATGCATTGGGGGTTACCGCAACATTAAATGTGACATAATTTGTTCCACTCCCAGCATCACCGCTATAACAATCGACAGAATAAACATACAAAGTATATCCATTAGGAACAGAATATATACCAGCTTGCGTTCTTCCGATGGTGGGATTGATCTGTGCAAAAGTAGTTGAGTTTGCCTTTGCTGTAATTGTTCCAACATTCGTAGTTCCACCGCTGGCTGGTGCGGTCATCGACAATCCATTTACTCTAATAAATGAATTCGTGGTAGCAACTGGAGTGACTCCGTTAAGAGTAATGGATTCTGTAATTGCGTTCCAATTTGAATCTAGGCCGTTTATTAAAATCTTCCCGCCTGTATCCGCAGTAGTGGCTGTAGTTACAATTGAAAGTGTTGTTGCCGTTGTTGGATGTTGCCAAACAACAGGAAGCCCATCCCAAAGTGTCTTGTTTTGAGTTGTCACACCATCACTAAAAGCAAAAATACTTACTGGGCTTGCATCGGCTGGATTATTTCTGCATACCCAAGTTTTCCAATCTAAAGCTAATAGGTGATTTATCGAAAGGGGCACAATACTGCCCAACCTGTCAAGATACTACACATATAGCAGTTGACACTTTTTGATGGTGTATGCCCCTACCTACCCCCAAAAAAGGCGAGAATCTCGCTGATTTCATGTCAAAATTCATGGGTAACTCCACTGCCGTTAAGGACTATACGGATAATAAACAGCGGTATGCAGTAGGGGCAAGCATCTTTAGGGAAACCAAAAAGAAGCAGAAAAAGAAGAATTTGGCATCTGATAGCACTCTTTTAACTCCTAGCGAGGACGAGACATTTGCAGAGTTTATGGGTCGTTTCGTGGCTGATGAGGGCATGATTGGGCTGTTCCCCGATGCCTCTGATCGTGCTGAAATTGCATCTGAGATTTTTGATAATAATGAAGAGGATCTACAAAACAATAGCGAGTCGGGAAGCGATTCTACGGATATTGAGCCAGCCATTGGAAGATCTACCTCTGAGTACGAAGAAGAGGATCTGATGACCTCTGCTGGAGGAACTTCTGGTGGCGGTGCGCCAGCGGGAACGATTCCCACAGCAGTTATTCAAGGACAGGGTGCATCTAAAAAGAAAAATTATAACTACGAGGAGGGCGATAATATGACCCTAAAAGGAGTTTCGGTATTAACTACAGGCATGGCAAAAGGCCATCAGCTTGAAATTGACGGCACCACCCTAGAACAGGTTAAGAATTGTGCAGAGCAATTTAAGGGTGGAGTAAAGGTAAATGAAAATCACGGAGCAGGGATTGCTGATATTATCGGCAAACTCACGAACTTCAGAATTGACGAAAGCGGAAGCAAACTTCTCGCTGATTTGACTTTTCTCAAGAGTCGCCAAGATCGTGCAAAATATTACATGGATCTGGCCTCCGAGATCCCAGATGCGTTTGGGATTTCGATTTCGTTCAGTGGAGAATCAGAGCTAAATGGGTCAAATTTTGACCTTGCGAGGTGTTCTGAATTGTACTCCGCAGACCTAGTTCAGCACCCCGCTTCTAACCCAACAGGTTTATTTTCAGCGGATTCTGGTCGTATAGTAGTTGACAAGGTTAATTTGAGTAATATGGAAACTACGACTGACACCACCGAAAAGAAGGTTGCACCTTCTTATAACATGGAAGATTTCGGGAAGTATATGGAAGAATTTGCTACCCGCCTATCTGCCCTCGAAGCCAAAATGAATCCTTCGACTGAAGCTGTTGTTGATGAAAAAGCTTCTGCTCCTGCTGTTAAAATCGATAAGAAAGGTGCTGAAGGTAATCCTACTGAGGATATGGGTGCATTTCCTTATTCGGAACAGGCCAAGAAAAAGAGAGAAGAAAAAGCTGAAATGTCTGCTGTTGAGGCTGGCAAGATCGAGCTTTCTGGTGTGCTGAATGAAATCCGCACCGAACTCTCCAAGATGGTGTCGGCTCCTATTTCTCATTCGGCTCCCGCTGTTAACGAGAAAAAGCCAGAAACCTTTTCGGAACTAGTCAATTTTGAGATGAAAGCAAATAACATCTCCAAGGGCGAAGCTCTTCGTCTTTGTGTTGGAAAATACACAGAACAATATCGGAAAGAGCTTTCCGCTGGTGGCTTTAGCAAAAGCTTCTAAAGAAAGGTAAACAAAACTATGGCAACTCAATTTGATTCTGGCTTTGCCTCGCTGGCTTTCGCTTCTACGGTGACGGCCAACAGCATCGTCAGCATGACTACTACTGACAACACGGCACAGGTCGCAACCACGGCAGGAAACGCTATCGGCGTTCTTCAGCAGGATGTGGTTAGCGGTTCTGTTGGCTTTGTTAAACTCTTCCAAAACTCGAACTTTGCTCGTTGTGCGAGCTTGGTGACGGCTGGATCGCTCGTTTATCAAGCGATCAATGGTCAAGTTTCAACCTCCACTGCTGGTGGCGCAATCACTGCTGGTGTCGTTCGGAACGCTGGTGCGTCTGGCGATGTCATCGAAGTGTTCTACACCCGCTAAAGAAAGGAATACAAAAAAATGTCTTATCTAACCTCTAACGCCACTCTTCGTGGCGACATCACAACGGCGGTCATTCAGGCCAGCCAAGCAGATCAGGGATTTATCGGAACCGATTTGTTCCCGATCTACAACAGCCCAGTTCGTGCTGGACAGTACCTCAAGCTTAACTTGGGCAACGCTGAACTTTTGAACAGCGATGCCTCCTTGGTGGCTCCCGGCAGCTCATATCCTCGCTCTTCGAGGGCGTTCGATAACGATAATTTCACATGCGTGGAATACGGCTTGGAAGAGGTTGTACCAGATGCGTTGGCTTCGGATGTATCTCGCTTCTTCGGTTTGGAGACTGAAACTGCGAAGATTCTTCTCCGCAACATTCAAATTGGGCACGAAGCCGAATGTGCGACAACCCTATTTAATGCCAGCACCTTCACCGCAACCGCCGCTTTGGTCAACTACACTGTTACCAACCTCTCCACGATTAACTTTGTGGCCGATGTCGCAGCTGCTAAACAGCGTTTGCTGAAGCAGGGTGTGATCGCCAACACGGTTGTTATGAATCAAGAAGTATTTGATCTCGTTCGGCGTTCTCCGCTGACACAGAATCAGTTCTTCGGTGTTGTTGCGACTGACTCTCGCCGTCTGTTGTCGGAAGTTGAAATCGCTCAAGCGGCTGGCGTTGAAAAAGTGTTGGTTGGAAAAGCGGCTAAGAACAGCGCGGCTAAAGGTCAGACCTTCAGCGGTTCGTTCATCTTCCCCACAACCTATGTGGCGGTTGGTCAAACTGCTGGTGGCGATTTCGCCTCTGGTGGTGCGGGTCGCACGATTGTCTGGAGCGAAGATGCTTCTGCTCCTTTCGTTGCTGAGAGCTATCGTGATGAAGGTCGCCGTTCGAACATCCTTCGGGTGCGTTCGAATCGTGTGGTCAAGGTCATCGACTCTACTGCGATGCAGTTGATCACGACCTCTTACTCCGCTTCGTAATTGGTTGGTTAGTTCATAGAGAAAGGGGGATGGGGCGAAAGTCCTGTCCCCCTTTTTCTTTTTTGCTTGCCACAGTATGCGTCATTGTTAAGTTAAAAGCATGGACAGATTCCCATTTACCCTATCCCTTTACGCAATCGTATCTAGGGAGTGTGCATCCAAGTATATCACAAGAGCCTTGGAGTCTTTCAAGGCACTAAAGCCAGACGAAATCGTGCTTTGCTCTGCGATGGGCAAGCACACGGAAGAAGGGCTTCCGATTCTTAATGAAATAGCAAGTAAGCTTGGGGCAAAAGTAGTAGTCTATAAAAATAAAGATGATACTAGTCATTGGGAGCATCTGGATAATTTTGCAGACGCAAGAAACACGGCACTAGAAGCCTGCACGAAAGAGTTCTGTATGTGGTTTGATGCAGACGATATTCTGCCAGAAGGATCTGAAAAAGCTTTCTTTGCGATAGCCGAAAAGGTAACTGATCACGACTGCATTTTTGCTGGATATTCCGTTCCTCTGGCTGGCCTGTGTCCTGTCCGTGAACGCATAACTCGTAATAAAAAGTTCAAATGGAAATATCCAGTTCACGAACAACTAAAGCCAACATCCACAGAAGGTGCAAAGGCACTTGGAACACACACTGGTCTCATCACTCACGCACCGATAGATCACAAAGGCTCAAGCGTAACGAGAAACCACAGGATTTTAGACGAAGCTATCCGTGAAAATTATCTGTTTCGCTTTTACAAAGCAGAGGAATACTTTTTGTCTGGAAAGTATGATCAAGCGATGCAACACGCAAAAACTGCATTAGCTGACGCAACACTTGATCCAATTCTTCGTGTTCAATGTCACACTATTGTTGGTCGCTCTCTTTCTGACCCAGTAGCAAAGCGTGAGGAGCTTTTTCGTGCATACGCACTCGCCCCACATAGAATCGAGGCACTATTCTACATTGCAGAGGATTACTACACTCGAAAACACTACATAGAAGCACTTGCTCTTGCTCGTTCAGCCTGTTCAATTCCAATTCCTAATATCGCATACTGGACTACAAAAGAAGCTATTTACAAGTGGGAGGCTCCAGACCTTTATGAGCGTTGTGCAAGAGTATTAGGCGATGAGGCTTTGGTTAAGTTTTTGCAAGAAGATAAAGTTAAAAACTTTGGTGAGGTTGATATTACGCTATGCCACGCAACGGCAAGACCTACTGGATTTCAAGGTGCAAGATGGGCTTGGCTGGCGATGGCAAAACAGCCTAACAAGATTCAGCACATTCTAGGGGTAGATGTAGATGCAGATGAGTATGGAGGAAATGAGAAGATCATAACTCCGAATGGAAAGTGTGTGGGTGCTTGGAACGCCTGTGCAAAGCAGGCAAAGGGCAAGTATATCGTTCAAGTATCTGATGATTTTGTTCCTCCGCTGGGATGGGATGAGGAAATCCGAAAAAGACTTCCAGACCCTACAAAGCCTGCTGTCCTTGCGGTATCAGACGGATATAGAAAAGACGATCTTCTGTGCATCGCAATCTGCACAAAGCCTACTCTTGACTACTTGGGAGGCAATTTATTCGCACCAGAATACGCAGAATGTAGTGGCATCTTTTCTGATAACGAGTTCACGCTACGGACAAAAGAAATTCAAGTGGACGGACGAGACTTGGTTTTTAAACATAATAACCCATTCTTTACAAACGCACCGCAGGACGAGGTATTCCAAAAGCATAATGCAGTTGCAAACTACGATCTTGGTAAAAAGATATTTGAGCAACGAAACAAGTGATTCAGCACTACTGGATGGATGATAAATTTGGAGAGAAGTGGTTTAACTATCAAGATATTTACAAGAGAATCGTTGAATCTGTTCCAGAGGGAGGTCATATCGTGGAGGTTGGGGCATGGAAGGGGGCAAGCACATCTTATCTTGCGGTTGAGGCACAACACAAAAAGCTACGCATTGATGTCGTAGATACTTGGTCTGGCTCAGACGAGCATAAGGATATGAGCGACATAAAGGAAAACTCTCTTTTCGGAACATTTATCGATAATCTTCGGCCAGTTATAAATCTTATCAATCCGATTAGGACTGACAGCGTTTCGGCCTCAAAAATGTATGCAGACCAATCTCTGGATGCGGTTTTTATAGACGCAGACCACAGGTACGAATCGGTAAAGGCAGACATTCTTGCTTGGATGCCAAAGGTTAAAAATGGAGGAATACTTGCTGGGCATGACTATATTTTGGCACATAGCGGAGTAATTCGTGCCGTGGATGAGCTTGTTGAAGCCCCAGAAATTATACGAGATTGCTGGTTAAAGATTAAATGAAAATATTTATCTACCACGATCTCATATTATCAAATGAGATATGGCAGAGAAATCTATTTTATGCAGAGCTAAACAGACTCTACCCACATCTTCAGTACTTGGTGGATTTCTATAGCTTCTTCAAGAAATACGAAACGAAAGACCCAGACGAAGCCGATTTTTTCTTTGTCCCTATGTTCACGGCTGGATTGCAGTTCGCAAATGTCGATCCAGAACTTCTTGTAAATCATTGTGCCTATCTTCACAGGGGAAGGCATATCCTTGTTTCAACTGGAGATGTAGGACAAAGAGCAGAGTCAAAGTACGAGATGACGCACGAAGCCAACCCACTTCGAGCTTACGATAAAAAGTATAGTTGGATGGATAATCGCTTTATTCTAATTGTACTTGAGTCATTGGCAAGCCTACACAAGCAGGATATAGCGATTTTACCCTATCAATCCCAGCCTATAAAACATCAGAGCGTTGAAAGGGACATTCTGCTTTCATTTATGGGAAGCATGACCCAGCTTCACCTTCCTCCAGATCATATCCGTGGAGGGAGATTGCTGGAGTTTAAGAGAAGATTTGAAAGCGATAAAGTTGTGATTGGAACTCCACTAGAGGTTAATCAGAAGCTAGGAGAAATCACCTACCACGATCTTATGGCTAGGTCGGTATTCACCTTATGTCCTGCTGGGTACGGAAGATGGTCGTTTCGATTCGCAGAGGCTTTACTCAATGGCTCAATACCGATACTGGTATCAGACGAATATGTGCTTCCATTTGGAGACAAAATTGATTGGAGCAAGTATTGCTATGTCACAGAGGAACGGCACTTGTTTGGCTTGACTGACTTTATCCAACGGCTATCTATTGGTGAGATTAAAGAAAAGCAGAAAAACATAGTCAAAGATAGACATATATTTGAAAAGGATTTTATTATGGAAAAAGTAGCCGAGAATCTTGAGAGTCAATCTTACGCCGATATTGCTATTGGCAAGATGAGAAGCCCAGAGCATATGCACATTATCTGCGTGGATGTGACGAACAAGTGCGATTTGGCTTGCTCTAACTGCACTCGCCTTCTTAAAAATCAAGACTCGCTATGGGAGATGACCCCAGAAAACTTCCGTTTAGCACTTCGCAGTCTCAAGGATTTTGGGGGAATTATTGCCATGATCGGGGGTAATCCCTGTGTGCATACGCAGTTTGAAAAGCTATGCGAGGTATTTCGTGAGGAGATTCCGAATCAGCACCAAAGGGGACTATGGACAAACAACTACTTTAAGCATCGTGAGGTAATTGAAAAGACATTCGGAGGCTTAAATCTAAATCCTCATAACGAGGAAAGGGCAAATGAAAAGCTTAAAGATCTTCACAATGTAATGGTCAATCAGCGTGGATTCAACGGAGGATATTATGTCGGAAACTCGCATCACGCACCTTTGCTTACGGCAGTAAAAGACCTATATCCAGAAAAGGAGATGTGGGAGAAGATCGCTGGATGTGATGTAAATAGGGAATGGTCTGCATCAATCGTTCAGAACAAGGGGAATCTAAGGGCGTATTTTTGTGAGGTCGCAGCTTCTTTCGATCTTGCGAGGGGAACAGACAACGGACATCCAGTAGTTGAGGGGTGGTGGAAAAAGCCAATTCGAGAATTCGAGGGTCAGATTAAGCATTTCTGCACAGGATGCGGAGTGCCAGCAAGACTGCGAGGATCTATGGATAATGAGCAGTTGGATACCTATACTAAAAGTAATGCAGACTTGGCAATAAAGTCTAGAGATACGAAGGGCAGGAAGATCCAGTTGCTTGAAGCCGAAAAAGCATTGGAGCATAAAGTTACCGAATATTTTGCTGGGTGAAAGTTCTAATACAATATCACCAGAGATTGGGCGACATATTAAGAATGTTGCCGTTGGCGAAGCTGTTTGCAGATAGGGGCGACGAGGTATTTTTTGAGTGCAAGGATGAATATGCGGATATTTTAAAATGCACAACCTATGTAAAGCATAAGAAAATTAACGATGCCTATGAAAAGTTTGACTATGTGTTCAACAGGGAAGTGTGGCCTTTGCTTTATGAGGAATACAGGGCAAGCGATAGAAGATGGGAAAAATTTGTGTTTGGAGGCGAGTTTCCAGAGGCGGTTGATGAAAGGATCGTCTTAGATAATATTTGGATGGCTCCAGACCTTGGAGTTTATGACCTTGTTGCTCCTTTTGGCATAAGTCAGATGGTTAGGCACGATCCAATGGCTGTGATCAAAAAAGCTATTGGAATATACGGAAAGGAAAATCTAGTAGTCTTATGTCCGAACGAGCTTGATATTAACGGACTGAGGGCGATAAGTTGCAGTTCAGTTGCCTATATGCCCTTTCTTATTCAAAGGGCTAGGAACTTTCTTGGGATAAATTCATCTCCAGCCATAATAGCTTCTGCCGTTAGGGAGTCTTATGACCTAGTGCCAACAGGAGTATATCAAGACGACTACACGCTTGGGGCGAATATTATTACCCTTTAAATGGCCTAAAATCGCTCAGAAATGCCCCTAGAAACGCTCTGATAGGCTTACTGGTGGGGTTGTGGGGCGCGAAATTGACAGAGCTATATATGTAATATGGCAGGACGATTAGATACCACTATTTTTGGAACAGACCTAAACGAGCTAATCAGCGATCTTTATACCGTGGTTACTGGCTTGGCTACCAATGCCGTTTCCGCTTCTGTAACTGACCTATCTTTTACTTCTGAACTGGAAGTCGGAGGAGAGGTCTATAACATCACCCAAACTCTCATCGTGCCTGCTTCTGTGGTGTCTGCTCCTCCTGTGGTGGGATCTCTTTGCACGGTTGGGGCGACAGAGCGAATGGTTGCTCGCTGGACTATATCGGCTGATGGAGTTTCGTATAACATTGATGTGGCTGAAATTACAACTGGATGACCACTTCAATTGAGAAAGATGTAGAGAATTCCCTAGCAACCGCCATTACCACGGCGAGTGTTACTGGGGTAAATATTTTTACATCTACAGTAGATAGCGTAAGGCTTCTTCCGTTTGTAGCTATAAGTGCTAAAATTAACTCTGAAGAGATTGCTCCGTTCACAGGTATTTTTGATCTTACTGCTACAATATCTTATGTAGCTAGGGCTGATACATCCTCAAATCAAGGATATGACTCAAAGTTCTTTGAGATTCAGCAGGCATTTTATACAGACCCGAACCTAGCCTCACAAATGACTACAGCTTCAGCGAATCTTGAGTTTTACATAGCAAACATTAAAAGCATCGGGCAGAGAATTGTAGCACCGACACGGACTTGGGCTAAAGATATTATTATGGATATAAAGGTGACTTCTAAATGAGTATTTCGAATTCACCAGACTATCAGCTTGAGCAATCCGTAGCTTCCCTATTTTCTGCCGTAACAGGTGTAAATGTTTATACAACTACACGGATAGGTGCGAAGCTTTTTCCTTATATTGCAATTTCCGCAAAGCCAGTAGGCCAGCTAGTCACACCTTACAGCGGTGTGTATGAGATGGAAGTTTCTGTGGATTATTCAGACACCTCGGCAAAGGTATCGGCCAGCACCTTTGATTCTACCTATCTGGATATTTTTGCTTCTCTTTATGGAGCTGGGCAAAGCCTTCAGTTTGAGATTCAAGACAACTCAATTGACCTTCATGTTTATATGGCTAGGATTTCTTCGCAAACTCCTACTATACAAATAGCTAAAACAGCTTGGAATAGGGGATTGGTCATTTCTGCCATCGTTACACCAGATCCTACTGGTGATGGAGTTTCAGAGCTTGACTTTAGCGACTATCTGAACTCACAGTACCTAGCGGTTATTTGACAAAGGGGAATACCTATATGCCACTACCAATTCGTGATGGGAATCAGTCTTTAACCACGCTTTCAACGATTCTTGTAAGTAACTCTCATATCCCAGCACATACGGTTATATCCTTCGGCACGCAAGGTATTACAGATATAGCAACGGCGGTTTCTGGTGTGGAGCTGGGACCAAATACCTTAAATGCTCTAGAAAACATTACGGTTACACTAGGTCAAGTAACGATTACTGGTGGCCTTACGGACACACAGCTTCGGGCATCTGCTGTTACAATCGGTGGTACTGTAACCATTGGATCAATCGTTACACACGGAGTTACTATAGCAAATTCGTCTGTTACCATTGGTGGAAGTGTTACAGCTACTATATCTGGAACTCCTTCTGTCACATTTTCTCAAGCTTCTGTTACTTTCGGTACAGCGGTAGTAACTGGTTCAACATCAATTCTTAATTTTCCAGCCACGCAGACAGTTACATTTGCGCAAGCATCTGTAACATTTAGTCAGCCTACAATTACTGGGTCTGTATCTGTATTAAACTTTCCAGCATCTCAATCTGTCACATTTTCTCAAGCTTCTGTTACCTTTGGGACTGCAGTAATCACAGGTTCTACCAGTATCATTGGAACTCCATCAGTAACATTTACGCAAATTGCTACGCATGGTGTAACAATTGGTGCTGGAACAGCCCAGATTGGTTCAGTTACTGCAAGCATCTCTGGAACACCTTCTATTACTTTTGGGACAGCGGTAATAACTGGCTCGGCTTCTATTCTTAATTTCCCAGCGACACAAACTGTTACTTTTACGCAGGCATCGGTCACATTCGGAACTGCAGTTATTACTGGCTCAACAAGCATTATCGGAACTCCGTCTGTCACTTTTACGCAGATTGCGACTCACGGAGTCACCATTGCAGCAGGAACAGCACAAATTGGTTCTGTTACAGCTTCAATCAGCGGTACTCCCTCGGTAACCTTTACCCAAGCATCTGTCACCTTCGGCACAGCAGTAGTTACAGGCTCTACATCGATTCTTAATTTCCCAGCCACTCAGCCAGTATCTATTGCAAGTGTAACCATCGGCAACAGCGTCACCATCGGCTCCCTCCCTGCCATATTTGCTGATCCTTCTGGCTTCGAAAGTGTTGTTGCGGGCATTTCGGATGTAGACCTAAATACAATTAGGTCGGTGCTTTGGATTCCTCAAGAGAATGGTTCAGATGGTGAGATGTTGTCTCAAACTAACCCTCTGCCCATCTCTGGCACGGTGACGGCAAATGTTTTTGGGAAAGAGTCTTTTGAAAATACATTTGTTCCAATTCAGATTGGCAAAAGCGGAGAAAACTTTGGAAACGGAAATCGAATTGGCGTTTCCCTAATAAATGATTCTGGCACAGAGTATGGGACTACTGGCACTCCACTAAGCATCGCTGGCACAGTCACCATCGGCAACAGCGTCACCATCTCCTCCCTCCCGCCCATCTCTGGCTCAGTCACCGCCAACACCTTCGCCGTTCAAGGCACGGCAGTCACCACCTCTAACTTTACCAGCACAACCGCCTCTACCGTGCTGGCTAATTATAATGCGACAAGGGAAGTGCTGACAATTTTCAACGAGGGGGCGGGTAATTTGCATATCTGCGCTGGGGCAACATGCACCACCATCGCCTATCAAGTGCGCCTATCGGCGGGGGATTATTACGAAGTGCCAAACCACCAAACGACGATCACCCACTCGGCTGTGTTCGCCACCGCTGGGACTGCGCGGGTGACGGAAGTTAGCTAAGGAGGGGAAGATGCCTCTCGTTAGGAATCCTAGCAACATCGATAGCTTTCTTTTTGCCTCTGGGCGAATGAAGATGTATCGGGTTGGATTGGCTGGTTCTTACACAAAAGTAACTGGCACTGGTGGCGTGGCTTCAATAGGAAATACTGGCGGTTTTAACATAAATTTAAATGCTGGCACCGCGGCAAATGGAACATCTAAAGCAGGTTACTTCGACCCAACTTCCGCACTAATGACGGCAAGTGCTGGTAAAATTGATTATTCAAAGAGAATTAGATTTTCGATTGGTGGGATGATGAATTTAGCAAGTACAAACTCTGTCATCAGAATTGTATTTGGAGGTACTGGAAATGCTACTGATGCCCCATTGGCAGGGGTTAATGGCCTTACAATTAAGGGTTTTGGTGCTGAATTTGCCCTGCAATCTGGGGTTATCCAAGCAAGGCTAATTGGGTTTAATTCGTCTTACTTAACCCCAACTTCCTACACAACGCTAACAAATGGTTTTGGCCTTGCGTCATCTGACAATCGCTTTTTTGGTGTGGTAATTGAATCGGACGGAGCAGGAAACATCTATCTATATGGAGCAGATTCACAAACTAACCCAGCGATAAACATAGGGCAGACTCCTTTGCTAACCCTAACTGGTGGGCCAACCAACGATACAAGTACAAATAGATTTGGTCCAGAGATTCATTGTTCAAACTCTTCATCCCTTCCCACAAGCTCGCCATCTGCAATTCTTCAATCAACACATTGGCTTCTCGATGTCCAGTAATGCCCCTCCTCCTCCTCATCACCCTCTTGCTCTGCTCATGTTCTCCAAAGACGGACAACACAGGACTGCCGAACTACAGCGATATGCAAGCTGCCGAGGACGCAGGCCGAACTCCCAGCAAATGAGCAAGGACGACCAAGCCTGCCAAGCCCTGCAGTACCTTTTAGACGAGGGCTTCATATCGTTAGGCTACATTGACGGAAAGCCAGCCGTTCACCTCACTACGAGCCTCAGAGAAGCACAGAAAGCCATCCTAGCTCATATTCCAGATGGTGCAGACTGGTGGAAAAAATGACTGAGATAACCATCAAAGAACGGCTCGCAAGAATGGAGGAAAGGCAGGTGCAGTTGTGTAGTATGGTGGAAAAGTCTCTTTCAAACTTTGCTGATCTATCAAATAGGGTATCTGTTCTTGAGGCATTGAAGCACAAGGCTTTAGGCATGATAGCCGTTGTCGGTGCAATTATGACGGTTTCTTGGGAAGTAATCAAAGAAATGCTCGTGCGTAAAGGTTGACACAAATAGTAAACTAGAATGGCTCTCACAACTATCGGTTTAACCACTCTCTCTTTTGGAACTACGGACTTTAATAGTGCCGTTGTTCGCTCATTTGAGCAAACCATCAAATGTGATCCAGTTGAGCTTATGGGTGGCAACGGAACTTTTAAGGCAGTTGCTATTTCAAATCCGAACACATCAATTTCTATGACAATTGTTAGCGGTTCTGCATCTGCTGGAATTGGTGAATTGGTTAGTGCAGCTGCAAACACATTTTTAACTGGAGGCCAAACCTCTCTGTATATTGAATCTTCCTCAAGAACATTTACCAATGATGGATTTGCCGAAGTGCAATTATCCGCAAGTGGATGGGCTAACTTAGGACAAACGAGCTAATTTTATGGCAGTAGCAATTATTAAGGGAACAGCAACTAGCTTTGGTATTTTGACTGGCGAAGCCACAATGATTGCTACAAATATTTCAGTAAGCTCTTCTTCAAATAAAGTTGAAGCAAAGAATATCAGCGGTGGCACGGCAGCAGTTGCCTATACTGGCAAAAAAGATGAGTATAGCCTTGAGGGATATGCAACGGCAACTAACTCCGTAACGCAGGGTGGAACACTTACTCCCTCTAATGCTGGACTGACAGGTTTTTCAACTATTTCTGGAGCTTATGTTGTAGAGGAAGTTACCGCAACAAAATCATCAGAAGATTTTGTAAAAATTAAATACAAAATTGTTGTTCGTGATGGTATTTCTTAATGCTTAATTAAACCCTAAACAGATTCCCACCGAGATTCCTATGCTAAATTCTGGCGATTATATTTACGTCACAAACAATATTAAGTTAGCTTGTGCTTTACTAACAGTTGGACACAAGCTTAAAGATCAAGGCTCTTGCTGTGTTGAGGAAAATGGAAAAACGGATGTAACTTTTCTTTTTGATGATTCAAATGGTCTAGTAACAACAGATGCAAACAAGTGGAAGGGTGGCCTTGAAAAGATGAATTCTGAAGAGCCACTAGCTTATCTTTGGGCATATGCTCATAATCGTGATCGGCTACTAGATACCATTAAACAATCTATTCCTATGGTGCGAGTCAGATATGGAGATAAAGTTTTACTTTACCCTAAAAATGCAAGTGCAGAAGAAAAGAAAAGGATAATGAAAAAACTATGAATGATCTATTAAATGACGAGGAAGCATTAAGCCAAACACGATCTGATGCCTTTGTTCCCAAGGAATCAAGCATCAGAGACTTGAAACTGCGTCCATTCACGGCTGGATCGCTTCTTATATGCAAAAAAGTAGGGAATAAGCTGATTACAGGTGGCGAAAGCGAAAATCCAGAGTTTGATATTCTTTCCTTTATCTATATTCACTGTGCCCCGATTGTGCAAGTTCGAGTGAATTCATATAGTAAAGAGAAGTTTTGGGGTTCTGTTCTTGAGTGGGCTGATAAGCTGAATGTTTCGGACTTAAACGAGGCTGGCAAAATGATTGAGGAGATTATTACCTCTTCTGGTCTTGCAATTGCATCCCCCAAGGATAGTAACAATTCAAGCGGAGGAGACTCCCCAAACTAGCAGAGCCAGAGTGGGTCGCTTCGTATGTGATCACTCTGGCCTCCCAAACAGGATGGTCGGAAGAGTTCATACTGGACGAACTTCCGCTTTCTAGGGGATTCCAGTATCAGCACTGTATATGGAGAATGAACGGAATAAGTACAGAGTGGGGAAGCGATCAAGTAAAAAGGAAAGCTGACATAGAAAGACAGATAGGGATATGAATATATCAGTTACATGGAACGATAAGGAGCTACTATATGGACTTGACGCACTCAAGGACGATGTGGCTAAAAGTCTGTCTGGATCTTCTGAAAGGCTCAATAAAATGGGCAAGGAGGCTTGGAGAAAGGCCATGGGAACAGAGGCAGTATTGAGCAAGGGCAGAAACGGCAAGGAATGGTTCAGCTTTAATAAGAAAAAATGGTTTATCACAAATCAATGGAAAACTCCAGATGTAGTTTGGGCTGGCCGTAATTTTGTAAAAAATAAACGCAACCAAGCTTCTAGCGTTATGGCTAGGCTCTTGGCAGAAAGAAAGCAAGAGGAGCTTGATAAAGCCTTGGAGGTGGCATTTTCTAAATTCTAATGAAAACAGCACAAGGATCAATCTCGGTTGATGTATCTAAATTTACTTCTGGAATTGATAACGCAAAGGCAAAGCTTGCGTCTTTTGGAAGCTCATTAAGTGCCGTTGGGAATATAGCAAAAACTACATGGAAAGTTTTTGATTTTGTTACTGGGGTGTCTGAGAGGATCAGTATAATCGCAAAAGGGGCAAAAGATTTGCAGTCTATTTTTAATGCACTCCCAACAGCATTAAAAAGAGTTTCAGATGGATTTAACAATTTGAAAACATTTGCATCTCAAGTTGGGGATGTGCTTTCAAAGATTCCTACAACATTTAAGGTTATTGGAGCTTCTGCTATTGTTGCTGGAGTTTCTATTTTTGGAACTGCAAAAGCACTACAAGCCATATCTGGAGCAACAAAAAGTGCCTTATCTGGAATTTCATCGGTAGCAAGTGGTCTTACAAATATGGCTAAAAGTGCAACTGCATCCGTTGGCGGTGCTGTTTCAAGTGCTTTTCGTGGCTTTTTAAACATATTAAAACCAGTTGGGGTGGCGGTTGGAGGTCTTGGCCTTGCTTTTGGTGCTTTAGATAGATTCTTTAAGATTGGAATATTGAGTGCGATCGAGATGGGCGACGAGATGAAGAATCTTGCTGGTAGAACTGGTGCAAGCATTCCCTTCCTTGTTGATTTGCAGAAGTTATTAAAAAACTCTGGAGTTAGTTCAATGTCTGGTGCTGTTGCATTACAGAATATGCAGAGAGCTTTAACTGGAGTAAACGCAGACGGAGAGCCAACAAATGATATGTTAGCTCGTCTAAAACTGAATGTGGACGATTTGATGAAGATGACCCCAGAACAACAGTTTATGGTCATTGGGAAAGCAATATCAAGTCTCTCCACATCGGCAGAACAAACCGCTGCTTCATTTGCGATTTTTGGAAGAGCAGGGGCATCCCTAAAAGGAATATTCAAAGAGGCTGGATTTGCAGAGCTAGGCACAAAACAATCTCAGCTTGGTCAATCTCTTGCAAGAAATGCAGATAATTTCTCAAAGATTTCAGCAAAACTTCGTGACTCTGGTTCATTCTTTCGTGGTTTCTTTGTTGAAATGGCTGGAGCAGTAGCTCCTTCAATCCTTGAGCTTTTTAAGCTTTTTGAGGGTGGAGATATACTGGCTGGATTTGGAGCAAAACTAGGGCAACAGATTAGATTCGGAATAGAAGTTCTTACTGGTGCCTTTAAAAGTGGTATGCTTCTTGATCTTTTAAAAGCAACATTTGAGACATCTGTAATTGTATTTAAAGACTTATTTGAGCGAACAGCTAAATTTGTATCTGCTTATCTAAATAAACTTCTTTCCACGGACGCACTAGAAGGTCTTTCAAGTGGCCTCATTGATGTGTTTACTGGCTTCGCAAAGGTCGTTGGAGCTATGCTTTTGAGGGCATTTGAGACCCCTATTGCATATTTTCAGACAGGTATTGAGTTTGCCGTACTATATGCAACCAAGGCATTTGACTCTTTATTTAAAAACTTTGCAACTATCGGAAAGGGATTTGCAAGGGGTGGAGCAATCGGAGGTGCAATTGCATCAGCAAGTGTTTTAGCATCTGATAAATCACTTCCAGATCAAAAAGAATTTGGGAATCTACTCAAGGAAAAGCTAGAGAATGGAGTTCAGTTTGGTCTTGGAGAGTTTCAGATAAACTCAAGAAGTGCAAATGAAGGAATTAATCAAATTGCCCTTGGTGCTAAAGAGGCATTTAACGGAGTTAAAACTGGAGTAGATGCACTTATTGGGGCTAATATTAAATTTGGAGAACAATCGAAGGAGGTTACTGATCAGCTTGCAAAATATAAAGGGATGCTTTCTGCTATTGCCGTTGCTGGCAAGGCAAGTGCAGAGGGAGCGGGAGATGTTGTTGGAGCAGAAGTTTTAGGAGCAAAGGTAAAGTCTATGAGTGGTGGCAACGCATCCGAGGGAGTTTCCAGCCTACAAAGAATAGGTGGAGGTGGTGGTGCTTTTGGCGGTAATCCACTTTTGAATATTAACCAAAAACAACTAGACCAATCAAAAATGCAAACTGAAATCTTGAAAAATCTAGATAAAAAGCTAGACAGAAAAGACAATACCTCACAAACTGCAACCCTTGCGAGATAATTATGCCAGTTCCTGTATTTAGAGGCGTATTTCCCGTCACTTTAAGCGAGCAGATTTCGTATGATAAGTCTGGAAAAGTCTCATACACATCCGTTGTGGCTTATCAAAATGGAAATCAAGTAACAGGAGTAATTGGATCATCAACTACTACAAACGGAACCACGGTATGCCTTTCGACTATTGAAATAAGAATTAAAGACGGAATAGCGGAAGTATCAAAAACATATCAAGGTGGAGATAGCAGTGCAGGATCAACCTCTGGGGCAACAGATCTCTCAATCTATGAGGTTGTTGCAACTGCTCAAGAAGAGCCAATCGCTTCACATCCAGCATTTACGGCATCTACAGGTGCATTTACAACTTCTATCGTACAAGCCTCTGGTGGTGCAACTACTGAGGGAAGCGGAGGAACTGGAGGTGCAATCTTTAATGCTGACGGATTATTTGTTGCATTTAGCAAAACAGCCACAAATAACTTTACGGGAGTTCAAAGCTTTCTTTCTCCAAGAGTGACATACAGGAGAACATATACGCAAAATTCTCCACCATCTTCTTCCTTTACTGCGAAACTTGCCTATATATATTCAAATCCATCTGGAGATCAGCCTACAATTGCAAGCGGAAGAAATTGGATGCTTACTGGCCTAACTTGGAGGGGGGGCGGTAACTCATACGAAATTACGGAAGAATATCTATCAAGTGGTTTTAGTGGTTGGAATAATACCATTTACTATACTGCATAATGAGTGCTACATACATCGGATATGTTGACGGACTACTAAGCGAAACATCTTATTCTGTCTCAAATGATGGAATTGCAAAGTATGTTGAAAAGATAATTGCAAAGGTTGGATCTTCATATGCTCCACCCCCTATTGGCACAACAAAGTCCGTAGATGGTCAATCTCTATCTGTTGTCGGCTTTTCAATATCTGCACAATCTGGAAACTTTACAGAATATTCAATACAATATGAAGGAAGAGCTTCTAGTGCTGTCGCACCATCGGCTTCAGCAGTAGTTGAGTCAAGTCTTATTGGCTCCACAGGAGAAGAGCCAATAGCTTCAAACTATAACTTTATTGTAAGCCACGATAATTCAGATAGCATCGTGGAGTTTTCTGGAGGTGTTGTTACGCAGGGCGAAACATCAACATCTGGAGGTGCATTATTTTCCGAAGATGGAGAGTTTCTTGGATTTACAAGAAATGCAAAAAGAAATCTATTTGGTGTCCAGTCTTATCTTAACCCAAACATTTCATATTGCAGATCTTATTCAACTACGACAAGGCCAGACCTCTCTAAAGTTGGAAAGATAATGTCTGGAACATCTGGTTTTCCGACTATTCAAACTGGCAAAAACTGGCTATGTACAAGTATAACATACAGAAAGCAGGGAACTACATACAATGTAACTCAAGAGTTTAGAGCTTCAGATAGGAATGGATGGAACGAATACATATACGGAACCCCTGTTTCAGCTCCTCCAGCATCATAATATGCCAGCATTAAGAAAATATCAAGTTGGAGAAAAAATCACGGCAGATATGATCAATGGGATCGTTGATTCCATTCGTGAGTCGCAGATAAATTCTGTAGTAGGTGGAACATTCAAAAGAGGTTCTGGGGGAACTACTATTTCTATCAACTCACCTCAAAAAGCAACTTCTTCAATAAATATAACTTACCCATATCAAATATATCTTGGTGGAACAGTAAGTGCCCCTTGGTTTGGAATTAGAGCTGGCACTATCAATGGAATTATTCAAAACAATACAGCAACGACATTTTCACTACAGATGGGCTATGTTAATTTAGAATGCACAACCGATGGAAAACAAATCCAAGAAGCAGAAGTTAAAATAGAAGCATCTCCACCAGAGCCAGTTGAGACCACGCCAGAAGTTGCTCCAATTTCATTCAAAGTTAGTCTTTACTATATAGATAATGAATTAACACCCTATAGAACAATAGGCACATCTCCCATTATGGCGATTCCTCAAGAAATGATAAAAGAAACAATAGCGGGAGTTCAGTTTGGTCAGCTTCCGTATCGTTCTTGGTACTCTTGGGTATTTGCATCATAATGTATACACATCTTACCACATACTTTAGTCCGTTTTCTATTTATGCACAGTCAGTAAGTGCATTTAGTTCTAGTGTAAGTAATAAATATACTCGTGCAGAAGAAAATAACACAATAACTAGTAATAATACATTCGAAACACTTTATGCAATTGCGGTTAGTAGTTTCAGCACAGACTTCAATGGATACATAACTTATAGTGTGGCTGAGGAATTAATTAATTTACTAAATGATCCAATTGACTCAGCTTTTGGAACTATAGGTGTTGATGCCTTTAGCTTTGAGATGACTACTAGTTCTGCTGCGCCATATTCATACTATACTGGATTGTATGCTGTCGGTGGATATGAATTTACCGATAGCTTCAGCTTCGGGGCTAGTGTGGAGGGAGCTTTTACTGTCGCTCATTTTGGTGGCTATATAAGTCGAATTGGTGCAGGATTTAGCACATCTTGGGATGGAACCGACACGACTGGGGGCGCATACAATGCAGTACCATCTTTTTTTGATACACTTCAAGGCACAACATATACCGCCCCATCCTTTACTACAGAATCTACTACTATAGTAATAGTAGTAACACAACAAGCTAACACCAACTATACTTTCTTGGAAACCGTTTACAATATATCAACTATAATAGGACAAACAGCAAATACTGCCATTGAATTTCAGACAACAAAATCTGTAACAACCGACATAAATCATCATATTGGAACAGGTATCAATAGCAACAATAGTGATTATACGTTAATTACGGACACAAACGCAGATGGGGAGCAAATTAGTCCGTATGCTTGTTTTTTAAGCTCTCCAAACACTGATTTTTTTAGCGGAACAGATATCTCAACATTCTCTAATACAGTCATAACAAATAACAATCAAGAGTTCACAGACAATATGCCTACTTCTGCGACAGAAAACATATTCTCTAGCACAAGTTCCTTTCCTACGACTACACTAACAAATGAATATACAACAATCTCATATTCATCAGATGCATCAGAAAGAATACTGGATTACTTATATGACGGAAACAATGGAGATTTTGCATCCGAAAGCACAAACTACACAAGCAGAGCTACACAGCAAAGCACTTTTGAAATGTATAGTTACCCATCTAGCATGGTAGGTACTAACTATATAACAACAAGAACTGTTATAACCACTGCGACTGTGCAAACACAAATGAACGGAGTCTTGCAAGAACAGGGAGAGTTTGTTGATTCAAGTATGTTATTTACGACAATAAGTAAAACAACTTTAACATATGCTACAATAGAGAAGACCTTTTTAGCACCTCTCAGCACTTTTAGAAGTACAAATTATTATACAGTAAATAATGGTCAATCTGAAGGTATTACTACTATTGAAGGAGAATCTTGTATTTTTCGTTTTGAAAGTTGGAAAGGTTCCGCAGAGCTTGCGTTTACAAAGACCATTATTGATTCACTATTCCCTGCTTCCCAGACTGTCTACAGTCCAACTATTATCAATGATGAAAATTGGGCGGGCTATGGAAATATATATTCTAATGTGGCAGTAAGCGGTGGTCAAATGTCATTTAGTGAACAGCCAAAAATATATTATTTTAAAAATAGAATTACATATAATGCTTCAAATTTAAGCAAAAATAATGGAATATTTTCAATTTTAAATAGTAAGGCATATAAAGATTATGAGTTTCCAGCTTTTGGTATTGGAGATACATTTACTACTATAATATCGGAAATTTCCAATACAGAAGAAACAACAGAAACAACATTTACGAGAAAAATCCTTGCTGGCGTAGCAAATATAAGTGATCCATTTGTTGCAACTTTTATACTTCCAGAATCATCGAGCATAACTGATACATCATTTACAGCTTACACAACATGGGCAGTTGCTTATACAAATGCCAGCATAACAAGAGTTATGCCAAATGGTGCGTCAACAACTATTTATAGGGGAATTACATTTTCAGATGCAGATTCTGTGGGATACAATGATGTAAATTCAGCATATTCTGCTTTTCAAATTATTAAAGGCATATTTGTTTCTCCAAATAAATCAGTAAGAAGTCTTCCAGATTGGGTAACCATAGGCAATTCGGGAGTATTTACAGGTGAAAGTGATGATCTTTTTATATCACTATTACCTTGTGCATATTATGTCACAGAAATAATAACGGAGATTGATTCTTTTTCTACTAGTAGCTATACAACTACATATGCCGACGCTACATTTAGTGCGAGTAATTTTATGGTTTTAAGACCAATGAATGTATTTCGCAGAAAAGGGGAAATTCCTGAAGATTCAATAGGAATTCAATTCTTAGGAGGTTATGCCCAAGATTGGATTGGAGCTTCTGGATATGATTCAAGAACAATAAGATTTTGGGATACTGGAGCATCATATAGCAATACTATTTTTAACTTTACAAGCTATATTGGAAGTACATATATAGATGTATGAAGATATGTGTCGGGGTATATTTTACAAAAGGATGGTGTTACTCTGTTGATTCTTGGCTTGAGCATTTTATTGCATCTGTAAAAGGATTTTCTGGTAATATTATAGTAAGCACGGACACCTCAGACGAATGCGAGGAAAAGTGCAGAGCTATTAGGGCAAGGGCAGATCAAGCTGGATGGACAACTCATATTATAAAGTCAATCGGTGTCGAAGACTCTCAAAAAGCCTATAAAGACGATGCCCAGCTAATCATAGCAAGAATTCAGCAGAAGGCTTTTTCTTTAGCCAGAGAACTAGACTCGGACATATTCTGGTCAATAGAAAGCGATGTTCTTGTTCCCCCTAATGCACTCAAGGTTCTTTTGCAGGCACTTGAGTTTGATGATGGATACTATGGGATTGCAATGGTTACTTATCCAAATGGTCAGTTCTTAGGTGGAAGGGGAAGTCCACAGCATCACATTGCAGAAGACTTTAAGCAAGAAGAACGAACTATTCCAGCAGAACTAAAAAAACAAATAAAAAAGCGAGAAGAACGAAGTAAGGAGCTTTTTGAAAAGAAGGAAAAGCCAAAAGATTCAGAACTAAATGAGTGGGAAGAACTAAATAAAAAGATAAAATCTTGTCCCCCCAAGGGGAACATATTTGAGCTTCAGTCAAAGGGATGGAGGCAAAGGGGGTGGCTAGATTCTGCTTATCCAGCCATCGGGCGAGGGGCAATACTCCCTACGGATTGGGTTGGCCTTGGTTGTACCATGATGAACAAGAAAGCTCTCTCTCTAGCTACCTTTGAGGGGTATGAACTAAAAGGAACTCAAGACTTGTTTTTATGCTGGAGCAGATGGCATCCAGCCGATATAAAAATGTGCGTGATTCCGCATATTCTTTGTAGCCATGTAAAAAGAAAAGTCGGAGAGGATGGCAAGAGAACGGATGAAATAGAGATTCATGAGGCATATCACGAGTTAGATGGAGAATTCGTGGGACATATTCGCTGGAGGCCACGCAAGTATATTAACTTCAACGCATAGGACATATCATATTGACACCCCAGAAGTATATATGAATAACATTATCTCTTGGGCGACTGAAAACTTTGGTTCAATTGTGGCTGTGGCTGGGGCGGTGGTTATCCTTGCTCGGATTATTGTGAAGCTGACCCCCACTCCCGCTGATGATAGCATTTTAGAAAAAGTGGTTTTCTTTCTAAAGGCTATCGGACTTCATATAGATCAAAAGTGATTCGCTTAATCGGAGCCATAATTGACCTGCTTCTTCGGCTTTGGCCGACTACAAAGGAACAAAAAGAATCCGAGATCAGAAAAAAGCGGAATGAGAACAAAGATCGAATTGATCGCCTGTTCTCTGGTAGTAACGGCATTCCTTGGTGGTTGCGCTAACACAGACTCGCAATTTCTTCCCACAGACACAGTAACCTTTCTCACTACGGACTATCGCTTTAAAGAAGTGATGAAGTCCAACGATGATGTGAAAGGCTGGGCGAGGGATGCTCTTCAAACAATTAACGAACTTCAATATCAACTCGAAGTAGAGCGTAATAAATGAACTACGAGGAAAGAAGCTATAAAGTATTTGACGGACTACAACCAGACTTCAAGGAAAGAGTGATTCGCTGGTATGAGGAGTGTGGTGCAGAAGGATTAAAGATTCTGGTGTATTGCGGGTTTCGATCCAATGAAGATCAAGACAAACTATATAGGCACGGAAGAACGATGGGTGGCAAAATTATAACAAATGCCAAAGGAGGTCAGAGCTTTCACAACTACGGAAGGGCGATAGACTATGTTCCTGTAAAGGGAAAGGAAACATCTTGGGATGATACCGCAAGCTATCTAAAAGCACAGCGAATTGGCAGGGAGTTTGGGCTTAGAGCCATATCTTGGGAATTGCCTCATCTTGAAGATGCAAACTTTGCAAGCTGGCGAGAGCTGGCACAAGCGTCCTCTGGCAAGACTAAGAGCATTTTTAGCCCCATTGTAGATCGATTAAAGGGCATTGGGAGAACGGTTGGCGGGAGAGGGCTTCGTTGAAAATCCCAAAGGACAGGCTGGCTCACGGCAGGAGGCTATCGAAAAAGATGCAGGGCTTAATGTATGACAAGTACCTAAAGGGATACTCCAAGTACCAAACCAAGCTGGAAGAGAAGCCACTAATGGGTGAGATCATGCAGGAAATCTTAGATTTAGCCAACTATTACCTTGCTTTTGCGGAAAAAGCCTGCGAACTAGTACAGGATGCAAAGTCCAAGAAAAGTGCGACCTACCTCCGCAAGAAAATCATAAAGCTACTTGGATAAAATGAAGCATCGTAAGTTCATCGCTTCATTTGATCTTCACGGCGATATGGCAGATCAGTCTGTCGTTAAAAAGCTATACGAATTCACCAAGTCTTTTAAGCCAGATGTAAAGATTTTTGGAGGCGATCTTTTTGACTTTCGTTGCCTTCGCAAAAAAGCAGGCAACGCAGAGAAGGCAGATAGCATCGCAGACGATGTGGCGATGGGAATGGAATTTCTAAAAGAATGGAAGCCGAATGTTTATCTGAGGGGAAATCATTGTGAGCGTTTATGGGATCTGGCAGATAACGATGTTGAGGATGGCCTGAAGCGGGACGCAGCCCAAAACGGAGTGAATGAAATCGAGGATTTGTGCAAGAAGCAGGGAACGATAATTTACCCATACGACAAAAGAAAAGGAATTCATCGTGAGGGCAGGCTTTTATTTCTGCATGGGTATGCCCACGGAGCTATGGCAATTCGCAAAACTCTGCAAGGTTACGGAGAGAATATCGTGATGGGGCATTGTCACACTATTCAGCAGGCAACCGTTGAGGGCTTGACCCCTCGGCAGGGCTGGATCGCTGGGTGCCTTTGCCGTCTTGATTACGAGTACAACAGAGCCACAATTTCTTCGCTTGCTCAAGAGAACGGATTTGTGTATGGATTGTTACTAAACAACGGAGGATTCATTGTGCATCAAGCCAGAAAAGTAAGTGGTGATTGGATTGTATCTACTGACTTTAAGATTATATGAAGCAAAGAAAGCCGAACAAGCCAATCGAAGGCAAGTGGGCTTCTACGCTTATTGGATACATTCAAACTCTAGAGGACAATGTTCCCCCAGAATGGGTAAAAGTTGGAGAGGTAATGGAGAACTTTGGATTAACTTATACAAGGGGTGGTGGCAGACATCTTATGCTGGCCGATATGTGCAAGAAAGGAATTCTGGAAGTCAAGAAGTTCAGAATTGTAGATGTCACAGGAAGAAGGATTATGCCGATCAATCATTATCGAGTAGTGAACAAGCCTAGTGCTTCCCAGAAATAAAGCTGTTTGAAACCGCAAGACCTCGGCAAATTCTGATTAGATCTTCCACATAGTCTAGGGTAAGCATCGAGGGGGTGATTCGGAATACTTTCCATCCCAGATAGCTTGCCACATTATACTTCTCGGCATCCTTGGCGAATCCAGATCCCCGCTGATGTCTGCCCATAATCCACTGACCGCCCTCGATCTCGAAAAGGCACTTGGCGTTTACATCGGCAAAGTCTGATCTCCACTTGCGCTCTGGGCAGAATCGGTACTCAACCTCCAAGGAAGTACCATTGGATGATCTCCAGTAGAACAGGAATTTCGCCTCAAGCTTTGATGCCATACCGTTAGGCTGATGTCATCAATGCCTTACGCAAGCCTAAAATAATGCTTGCAAAGCTGGTTGGTATCGTATAGGGTATAGCCATGAACCAAATAGAGATCTATCAGACTGGTGGGAATATGAGCGACCATCCCTTCTTCAAAAAGAATTGGGACTGGGCTTATCATACCCATGCCTTGGTCAACGGATCGTTTGGTTGTAAAATCAGTGGGAAATACATTTGTTACGATCTTTCGATTGAAGACCAGAACGGACTGCCAACTTGTCCGAAATGCGCCAAAAAAGTTATAAAGGCAAGGGAGCAAAATAATTCTTGCCAATCCGCATCGTAATCTGTAGGAACTAACCATGAACTCACAAGAACATGAAATATATTTTGACGAACTCAAATTTCAATTTGAGGGCAAAGAGTACAACTGTGTCGGCGTAGCGTTTCATCGCTGTTACAGGGAGAGGGTAGGCATCGGGTCATATGAATTCTGGGGGATGCGAGGCAGTGATAAGCGTTCTAGCTGGGAGTCGGAGGGGCATGAAATGTGGATCGACGGCCTAGAGATTTATGACGGTGATACTTTAGTAAAAAAGCCATCTAAAGGAATGATTGAAATTGCGGAGAATGTGGTCTTCGATAGAACACATGTCACAGCAGAACAAAGATGTTACTAAACATCCTTACAATCCTCCAAAGGTGGGGGATGGTTATGGATCACTGAAAACATCTGAGGTCGAGAGACAGGCTTTCGCCCTCGGATACTACATAGGAAGGAAATGTTGGGATCTAGAATATGAACACGACCAAACGGAGAAACAAATCAAAGAAGCTGACGGACTCGCCTATTGGGCTGGCTACGATTTTGGCTCGTACCATGCGAGGCAAGCTGTCGGAAAACCCTACCCGCCAAAGCGCAACTACGATAATCAAAAACCTCTGCTGGAGTGTTAATGGTGCGTGGTTCAGTGCGATGACATACTGGGAGGAGCTTCCAGTAAATGACCCTAAATATGGGAGACTGTTTGAACTCTTGGACGAGATCAAATGTCTTACCGCAAAACATACGGAGGAAATCAAATGAGATACGAGGCAGAACAGTTTGAGCTAAAGCTGGAGGAAGAGAACTCCAGACTCAAAAAAGAAAACAAAATCTTGCGGGAACATTTCTGCAAGGTGTCGGAAGCCATTCATTCTGGGCAGACTGAATTGGCAAAGGCAGTAGGACAGGCAACGCAAGCCATATTTGATCTTGGACAAGAAAACACTTGTCAAAGTCAAAACGGCTCTGCATAAAGGAGAACACATGGAACCAAATACACTAATCAGAAAATATATGGCTTCGATTGGAGCCAAGGGTGGAAGCAAAAGATCAGACGCTAAAACAAAGGCGAACCGATTGAATGCTAAAATCCGTTGGAAAAAACACTTCGAGAAGGCAAAAATCCATGCTTGAGGTTGCGGAACAGTGCGAGCTTGGATTCGAAGACGAATCACGGCTTGAGGCCAAGTTTCAAGAGTTTCACGCTGAAAACCCACAGGTTTACACGGCTCTTCGAGATCGGGCATTACAGTTGAGGCGCAAGGGCTGGAATCACTATGGAATTAAAGCCATCGTGGAGGTTGTCCGATTCCACAGGGCATTGGAAACAACCGATCCAGACTTTAAGCTTAACAACAACTATTCCTCACGCTATGCAAGGATTCTGATGGATGAAGAGCCAGAGTTGGCTGGATTCTTTCAGACTAGAGAATTAAAATCATAAAGGAGAAAATATGGAAATGCAGTTACAATCAGAAAAAACAGATCTGATCTCTAAGGCACTGATCAGTGCTTGGGATAAGATGAAGGTTGCCAAAAAGCAGAATGACAACCCATTCTTCAAGTCGAAATACGCAGACTTTGGCTCGGTAGTGGATGCCTGTAAATCTGCGCTGGTAGCGAATGACCTTGTGGTGACTCAACCCACAACGATCATCAACGGCCAGACGGCACTGGTAACGACTCTGCTTCATTCGTCGGGACAGTGGTTGCGTGGAGTCTATCCAGTTAATCCTATTAAGAACGATCCGCAAGCAATCGGGTCTGCCATCACCTACGCACGGCGGTATGCCTTGGCATCTATGGTCGGAGTAGTCGCAGAGGAGGATGATGACGGTGAAATGGCGATGGGTCGAGGACAGGCACAGCCAGTAATCAAAGCCAAGCCAGCACCCAAGATCGAACTGGAACAGCCAGTCGAGAGCCACACTACTGAAGGGAATAGCGAAAAATCGCCTGTAAATGGCTCTAAAAGCGGTGAAGACTGGCGAGGAGTAGTGATTCACTTCGGTAAGAACAAAGGCACTGCCTTGGGCAATCTACCTCCAAAGAGCTTGGATTGGTGGATTCGTGAGTGGAACCCACAACCATTCAAGGGCAAAATCGATGATGCTTCCCAGAAGCTTCGCGATGCCTTGGATACGGCCGCAAACGATGTCGATGATCTAAACGAAACGGAGGCGTTCTAAAATGGCTACAATCATACCAGCACAGAAACAGGGGTTTGGTCACTTCTATGACCAGTATGGAATGGCAGTTGAGGGTGGGCTACGGATGGCAAGACCTTGTAGGGCTTTCCCATCGGTAACTACCGCCATGTCTGCCAGCAAGAACTACGGCCTAGAAAACTACAAGCGGGAAAGGTTTGCGCTTTCACTGCTTACCCTTCAGAGGATTCGTGGAGAAACTGATGACCAATTCATCGAAAGGGTGGATGAAGACTCTAATGCCCAGAGCCGTGAGGCCATGGAAAAGGGTACACATATCCACTCTTTGTGGGAAGGCTTGGATACCATTAAGCTTGAGGAGCAGACTGATCTAGATAAAAAGCGGGTCGAGATGCTTCTGGAGTGGAAGTCGGAAAACATCTTGTCGATTGAGCAATCTGAATCTGTGGTGATCTGTAAAGAGTACGGATTCGCTGGAAGATTCGATACACTCGCATACCTAAAGGATGGAACGACAAAGGGAGAGCGCACTTTGCTTGACCTTAAAACTTCTGATCCCAAGGGCAAGAAATTGACGGCATGGGACTCGTACTGCATTCAGTTGTCGGCCTATCGGCTGGCACTGGGTGAAGATGTGGCCTGTGCGAACATCCTGTTTAGTTCCACGGAAGACTTGCAGATCAAGCTTCACAAATGGGACGAACAGGAATTGGCAAAAGCAAAGCCAGCGTTCCTCGGAATTCTGGCGTATTGGCAGTGGGCTAATAAGTATTACCCACATATCAATTGAAGCTACCTTACTTTAAATTCTTTCCTTCCGATTGGGCAAGTGACACACATCACTTGTCTATATCGGCTAGGGGCTTTTGGTTTGAGCTTCTCCTAATCATGCATAACAGCCCTCGTCGGGGGTACTTATTGAATGCAGACTCTAGCCCCATCACAAGGGAGCAGTTGGAGCGAAAACTCCACCTCTCTTCTGATGAGGTTACGGCTCTCGATAGGGAACTCGTTGAGGCTGGGGTATATGCAAGAGCTAGTGATGGAATGGCGTTCTGTCGCAGAATGATTCGGGAGGAGTCAAAAAAGGCTGAATGGCGTAAGAGTAAGTCTAACAACAGATTAGAAGAGCTAGTGTCTAGTCATTGTCCAAACGATGTGTGTAGCAATAGCAATAGTAATAGCATTGATAATACTAATACAGATAATGATCAAGATAAGCTAACTAAAGTATTAGAGGAGCATCGGAAGCGAGGCGTAAAAGTTGAGGACGAACTTCGCAAAATGAAAGCTTGGCTTGCCACAAGACAGGGGCGCAGAATGACCCTTAGATTTATTGTGAACTGGCTAAACAAATGCGAAGGTACGGTTGAGGTTAAAATTAAACCAAAGCCTAGCCAGTCATCATGCCAAAGTGATCCAGCTTGGAAACGGCTGGGTTACAAGGATCGCTACGCATGGGTGGATGCTGGAAGCCCATATGAATAAACACAAAATGTGTTTACATGGGATCTATATGTTGTATAAAAATCAACCTCATGGAAGATCCAGCAGATTCCAATTCGGCTAGTTATTACGATGATCCATCAAAAAACATCGATACAATAGAAGACTCAATTCGTGAATCAATTCACTCATTCAGAGAACCAATTCCAAAAACACTATCGGAGTTTCGTATTGTCGTGGAAAAAATCTACCTGTCGGCAATTCACAGTTCCAATAAGTCTATCACGGTACAAGAAGCCCTCACCCAGTATGTTGAAAGTCAGCTTTCAGAAAAGGTCTGGGAGGCTATCGCACAGGTCATATGTTCAATTGTGGACTCATCCAACCCTAGAAAGACGGCAGATCTTTATGCCTGTGCTACTGGTATTAGACTTCGGCAAGGAATTACTCTCACCGATCTGGCAAAGAAGTATGGAGTTTCTAAGCAGGCTCTCGACAAGCAACTTGTTTCACTTTGCGAAAAGCTTGACTTATCCCCGCCGAGACTTATGAAATCTCAACTATCGAGAGAATCTTATAGACTCGCAAACCATAGGAAAATAAAACATGAAAAACGAAAATGAAATAACAATTACACAACCCATGGGACTTACCCTAGACGGCTTTCAGTTCAAGCCAATGGAACTGGTCATCGAAGGCAAGCACACAATCGAGAAATGGCTAGATGTAGGGAAGGTTCTTACAGGCATGGAATCCAGCCTAAATTGGTGGATTGGGGATTGGCTTGTTTTCGGTGAGCATACCTACGGTCAGAAGTACAGCCAAGCAGAAGCAGTGACAAAGCATCGGCAGGATTACTTGAAGGCTTGTAATTTCGTTTCATCAAAGGTTCCCGCACAGAATCGGTTTCAAACCTTATCTTGGTCACATCATCGTGAAGTGGCCGCATTGGAAATCTCGGAACAAAAGAAGTGGCTTGAGAAGGCCAATGAGAACGAGTGGACTGTTTCAGAGCTACGGATCAATATGCGAAAGACTCTTGCTGAATACAACGAGATCGACGATGAGCTAGTTTCTCCATCATTCAATCTTGTTGCTTGGTCGCAAGAGGGTGTGCGGTGGCTGAAGCAGGAATCCAGAAAGATGCCTGTTGATAAATGGTCGGAAGAACGCAAACAACTAATCAAAAAAGATCTTGAACCCATTGTCGAGCTTTATAACAAACTATAAGGTTTTCTTGGAGCAGGACGAGGGATGCTGGAATCTTATGATTGATACTGGATCTTCGGTCAATCCAATGGGTTCGAGATTTGGTTTCGGTGGAATACCACCTGAATTCAAGTGGCGATTTACCGATAAGGCAGAGGGACTCAAGGCTTGTATGGAGTGGGAGGCTTACTTCAAGGAAACAGCCAAAAGAAAAAAATGATACTAGGACTAAAGATTGGGATTGGAATTGTGCTTGGAATTGTACTTATAAATATAACATTTTGGGCATGCATTATTCTTGTTTATGTATTTGTCTGGATGTTTGAATCCATATCCAAACTATTGAAATGAACGAATGCTTCCCAATCATTCTTACCGCCCTCGGCTTGCTAGGATTGATTCTGCCGTTCTTTGACCGATGAAAAACATATTTAATTTTATAGATATGCTCGCTGAAAAAATAGCGTGGTTTATACATTTCACTTTTATTTGGATTATCATTTCCAGAAGTCTTAGATGGCACGATTTTCAATGGTATGATGGACTATTTTGTCTTTTATATGCTTATTGTTTTTTATTAAGACAAAAATGAAACGCTCTCCCATCAAGCGCAAAACCCCACTCAAGCGAGGCGGGAAACTACGCCGAGTTTCTACCAAGAGACGAAAGCAGAACGAGGTTTATTCTGATGTGCGAGAGAAGTTTCTAGGCAACACGCCAGTCTGCCAAGTGTGCCAATGTAAAATTGCGACTCAAATTCACCATCGCAGGGGGAGATTTGGGGACAGGCTCAACGAGGTAGAGTTTTTCTTGGCGGTGTGCTTTGAGTGTCATATTAAGATTCATATGAACCCAGCTTGGGCTTATGCAAAAGATTATCTGGTTAAGAGATGAGTACCGTCATCTGGTTCAATCAGAATGGGAAACGGTACTATGCCAAATTAGCATGCCAAAATGGAGCCACAAGGGTGCTAGAATCGAAGACGGAGAACGGAGAGGTAGTTGACCCATCCTTTATTGAAGACACGGCTATAAAGACTTACAAGCGCATAAACAACTGGGGATACTTACCCGAAACAAAGGAGGAAACAGAAGGTGAAGAAGAATGAGCAAAAAAAAGAAGAAATCAAAAGAGCAATTAAACGAGTCAAAATGGGCGAGAAAGCTTGGGCAACAACCGACAAACCCAAAGATCCTAAAAAAGATCTCCCAGCTATCAAAATACTCGCAACCAGAAAAATAAAGATGGTTGAGCTGGATGTGGATATTCCAGATAACGCCAAGGCCGTATTGTTGAAAATGGCTAGGGTCGGAATTCTAAAAGACGAAAAAGCTCTACTGAATTGGGCATTCGTAAAGGGTATTGAATACAGTGTGGAATTCTGTAAAAAGGCAAAGAAATGAGCGATCCATACTTCGAGGAAAAGAAGCTTCATCTAGACGGTAGGGGTATGCTATATGAAATAGCACGGAAATCGCAAGACGGTGAGATTAAACAGGTTTATGTAACTGGGGTAGCTCCCAATGTAATCAAGGCTTGGCATCTACACAAATTCCAAGTTGACAGGTTTTGCTGTATAAAAGGCACGATTCTAGTTGGCATTTACTGCCCAGACCGCAACTTAAGCTGGTCATATATATTAAGTGAACACAAAAAACAAACCCTCACAATCCCGCCTCACTTATGGCACGGTTTCACTGCGCTATGGGGTAACTATGCGGAAGTGCTTAATTGCACTTCTAGTGAATACGATGGTCGTGACGAGTTTCGGAAACCTTGGGATGCCTTCAATTTCGACTGGACAATCAAAAACGGCTGAACCCAAAAAGATCAAGGTAAGGCTAACCACCTACCATCGGAACGAAGATTGCTGGACAAGAAGGCTTCAATCCTCATCGGGCTACACGCTCAAGGAGGGAATCAGCGTTGCATGTGATCCAAGGATATTCGACTACGGAACAAAGCTGATGATCGAGGGCGTTGGAGTGAGACAAGTTCACGACACAGGAACGGCAGTGATCGAGAAGACAGCATCGAAGGGAAAACTTCCTGTCGTAGATATTTTCTTCATCAGCAAATCATCAGCAGATCGTTTCGCAGACTCCCACAAATACGCTTCGGTGTGGGTCGTTAAAGACTAGCTCCTCTCGAAAACTGTAAGACTCTTACAGTACTTGGTGTTTCAAATTTAATCCCCTCGGCGTACTCTCATCGCATTAGAAACCTCGGACAAAGAAAGGAGCAAGGTAGTTCCAATGTAAATCCACTACCGTCACTCATTACTGGTTCTGGGTGTAGGTTCAACCCCTGCCCAGAATCAAAAAATAATACTTGCCAAGCTGGTAGGCATATGGTAGAGTGCTTGTAGAAAGAAAAAACAAAATGTTCGAAACACAATTCAAAAATCTAAAAAGTCGCTTGAGGCTTGAGCAAGCTGAAAAGTTTCTTGAGCTAAATGGTGGATGGTGTGTTGCTGGTAAAAACATCGGAAGACTTACCGCTGGAGCCATCCCAAGCAGTGAAGTTTACATACACTACAAGACCTTAAAGAAACTAGAAGATGAAGGAGTTGTTGTGCTTGGGCTTTCACCAGACGGTGGAGCCTGTGCAAAACTAGTAACAGACTAACCAAGAAAGGAGCCATAACAATGAACAACCAAGCAATCGAAATCCTAAACCCCATCGCAGAGTTTCTTGGGGTGTTGATACATCAAGGAGAAAACGGATCGTACTACTACTTCGACAAAGACGGATACAGGCACTGTCGGAATACCAGACTAAATCCAAAGCAGAGACTGGCTTTCATCAAAAGCGATATTAGCTGGTACGCACTGAACGGCTGGCTCTAACCCTAACAAAGAAAGGAACCGCCAACATGAACAACCAAAAATCAGTAAACGAGCTAAGATCACTAGCCAAACAGGACAAACTCCCCATCCAAGTAGTTGTAAGACGCTTCGGACAATTCAAGGTGTTTGTCTTTAAAACGCTATCTGAGGCACGGCGTTTCTTCCCATCCTTAGACCCAGACATCAATAGTGAGTCATTCACTTGGGGAACGAGGGGCGAGGTGAACGCCCAGACCGATAACGGCGCAGTCAAGCAGGAGGCACTGCGATTTGAGGACTGGACAGCCAACGATGCGCTATCCATCTAAAAATAATACTTGCCAAGCCGATTAGCATCTGATAGAGTACAACCAAGAAAGCGAGGAACTGACCATGAACAAAAAAACATACGCACAGCGAGTACAGGAACTGGAGAACGAAGGATCTACAAATTGTGAAGCCAACGATATTGCCGAGGTGGAGTTGCTCGACGGCAAGATCAAGGCTGGATCTGATCCTTGGGCAAAGGCATTGATCGCCAACCTCAAAAGCAATCCAGTAGCGGTTCGGATTCGTCAAGAGAGTAGGGCGAAGGCAAGGACTGGAGCAAGCGCAATTCATGCACAGCACAAGCGGAATGAGGAAAATAACCTACACACGGAGAACGCTGTTCTTCTTGCCAAGCACTTTGGAAACCATGAGGACTTGGTAACGGCAAAGGCAATTCAGTCGATTCACAATCAACTCGGACACATCCCATATGCGTTCCAACAGATCCGTGACCAAATCTTGATCCGCTTGGAAAAGGAATTGGTAAACCAAGAATTAGGCTTGCCAAACAGCTTCGAATTGTATAAAGTGATTGGGTAATAAATAAAACAACCAAGAAAGAGAGGAACCCAAAATGAACAACGAAATTAAAACTCAAGAAGTCAGCAACGAAAACTACAAAGGATACCAGATTCGAGTTTCCGATTTGGGCGATCAATCCAGATCCCGATATTATATTAACATTATATCGGATCGGCTTATTGCCTTAAAGCAAAAGTATCCTAGTCGTTTCCGTCATTCTATTGGAAAGTATTGTTTTGCTCATAATCTTGAGCAAGCGGAAGCGCATGTTGCCACAATCAAGGCAAATATTGATTCTAAGGCCAATGCAAAGCAACAGCGACTTGGCGAAAACGCCAAGGCTAGGGAAGAGTTCGTTAATCCTTACAAGGTTGGCGATATTCTTTATTCAAGCTGGGGCTATGATCAGACCAATCGTGAGTTCTACCAGATTGTAGCTGTGGGCAATCGGAGTTTAAAACTTCGGCAGATTGGCTCAATATCAGTTCGTGACACTAGCTGGTGTTCTGATGAATGCGCCCCAGCCAAAGATAAGTTCGTGACTGATGAAATCAATCGGGTAAATCTTGTGATTCGATCCTACAACGGCAAGACCAGCCACAGCATCAAATCCCCGATCTATGGCAACCTATACAAGCATGAGGGCGGTACTCATTATCGTTCTTGGGGTCACTAAAAATAGTGCTTGCCAAACCGCTTCGAATATAATAGAGTGATCGGGTAATGAGTGAAACAACCAACAACGGAGGTAACAAAGTGAACAATCAATTCATAGCTTGTGACGCACAAACCTTGGTAGCGCAGATCGGAATCAGAAACATCCTCGCCATCTCTGGCGGTCGGGTGATTCGCCGTGAGACTGGAATCAGTCTTCCAGTGAGTAATGGATACTCGGTGACTGTGGATCTAGCCAGCAACGACACCTACACGGTTCGTCGGGTGTTCAGCAGGGCTGGGAAAGTCTCCATCAAGGGCGAGGTCGCTGATGTGTATTGCGATCAAGTTGGCGAGATCGCCTACCAAGCGCATGCCTTCCGTAGCTACGAGTTCCCCCGCCAATTGGAGGTTGCATAAATGAACTACGCACTGCGATTCAAACCCAGTCGGCACTATGTTGAGAGTCTCAAGGTCGGCGATCTGGCACTCAATCCCTACGGACAACTCTCCAAAGTAGTTAAGATCACCTTTCGAGGTGAGACGGTAAAGATTGGACGGCAGGAGGGCGGGAAAGCCTATGTTGGGGTCGAGCTTGAGAATGGCGAGTACAGCACGATCACCAGCAGTTACAAGGAGGGAGAGTTAGTCGCCACCATCGCCCTAAGTTCACAATTCACTTCGGATCAGTGCAGGGAGATCGAGGCCAAGCGTCCAGAGGATGATCATCTTCCGCTTGGAATCAACAACGACTACGAGGCGTTACTAGGCCAGAAGTACTGGTAGAAAGGAGGTCTATGGATCTTATATTCGTCCTGTTTTTTGTATTGGGAAATCTGATTGTCTTCGCAGTAACACTACCAAAATAAAGGAGGTCACATGAACACAGCCATCGCACCATCACAACTGAAAGAGGCACTTGGAATCCTGTCTGACGGCGGGTACTTCAAGTCCTGCATTGAGACATTCACTGACGGAGGGCAGAAGTTCAAGACTCGGCTCTACGACAAGAAAGGAAAGAAAGATAAACGGTTCCGATTCACAGCGTTTCGGCGTTTATTGCCCTTTCTGGCTCTGACTGAGTCGGGAACGATTGGACGGCGGTATGTCCTACCATGACGAGTTCTAGGGGCATTCTGAAGCCAAAAAGGAGGCAATAATGATCATTAAAGAAACAACCACACGGCAAACTAAGGACTGGGGATGCTGGGAGCATGATCCATCCATAAAAATAGATCCTCAACTGGTGAGGGCTAGGGCAGATCACAAGGAAAAGCATGGATCATTTGAGCCACTTGAATTCCAGTTTGGAATTGTAGAGGAGGATGGTCAAAAGCACTATTTGATTACCTCTAAATTCGGGCCTGTTTGTGCAAACAATCCAAACAAGGAATCAGTCGAGGCACTGCTGGAGTCACTAATAAACGATCCAAGGAATAGGTCGGCAATCTTTACCCTATGGGAGTATCCAGCCAAGGTCATATCGCTGGTAAAACATAATCAAAAATAAAGCTTGCCAAACGGCTTTGGATCTAGTAGAGTGCTTATAGAAAGAGAGGAAAAAACATGAACAACGAAAATCCCCATCAACCAGACCACAACTTCAACAGCTATCCGTTCTATCGGCCATATGGAGAGGTTCCATTCATCAAGGCTGGGAAACGGTATCTGTTCGTAAAAAACCTAAAGGATCGCACTGACCATGTGTACAGCTACTCGGACGATCTTTTCATCGACTATCGGGAATTCATCGGAGTTTAATAATGAACAACTCAAAAGAAAGCTACTTCAAAACACTGCTTTTGATCGCATCAAAGGCAGATGAGGGACTGAAGGCAAAAGATCCCAGAGCAGTGCTGGAGGAGATCCGCAAGGTATCCTACAAGGGGCTGGACTCCTATCAGTACCGAAAGCTCCTCGAAGAAGTGCCTAAAAAGAAAGTTAAAAAAAGTCAAAAATAAAGCTTGCAAAGCTGGTTAGCATAGTATAGACTCTCATGCGTAATGAATGAACAAACCATCAACCAAGGAGGCCAGAAAGTGAAAACAGAAGAACTTAAAAAACTTATTCAGCAATACAAGGCAGAGGCAGAGGCACAAATCCCTCAACTAGAAAAGAACGCTCAAGATGCTGGATCTTGTTACCAAGGCGAGAAACTTGGTCACGCCAAAGGATATGCCCAAGCCTTAACAGAAATACTTGCCAAAATATAAGCTCAGAAAGGAAACCAACCATGAACAACACAGAAAACATCGTGAATCGCATCAAATCGCTCGGTTTTTCAAAAGCTACCCCATCATCACTGTATACGAATCGGAAAGGCTCGCAATATTGGGTTTCAGTTGAATTAGACGAGTCGATACTTCTGGAAGCATACGACAGGGGAACAAGTGATTACAGGTATCGATGCAAATTCGGTAATGTTGATCAATTCGAAACCTTTGTATTCGATCTTTTCAAAATCAAAAAAAAGGAGGTAGTAGCATGAACAACATCAATCAAATCCTAGCCTACGAGAACGGAGAATTGGATGAAGCTGGAGTGATCGAACTATTTCAGTACCTAGTAAGCACTGGACTGGCTTGGTCGCTACAGGGTAGCTATGGTCGGACGGCCAAGGTATTCATCGAAGCAGGGCTGGTAACAGCCTAACAAAGAGGAATAAAACCATGAACAACACAGAAAAAAAAGTACAAGCTGAACTGGAAAAACGAGTCAAAGCAGAGTTAGATCCGATTGATACAGAGCAACGCTACAGGGACTTCTTGGATGAGATCTATCCAGAAGTCAAAATTGGAGACTCTCGCTACTCACCGTCTCGGATCGTAGAGGAACTATCCCCTACTGATTTTCGTTGCGGTAAGGTGGACTGGATCGACTCTGAGATTAGGAATGAGTCTATCTCGGAAGAAATCGACGGCGAGTATTATGATGCAGAAGAGGTTGAGAATATCCGAAGCGAAATCGAAGATGCCTTGGTAGATGCCTAGTGCTATTCGAATCAACCCCTGTGAATAATATTTTTCTTTTTGGTGGACGGATGAGATCTGTTTGACAATATCTGAGACTCGCACCCCAAAACCAAAAAGGAGAAAACTATGCTTATCGACGCACCAGCCATCATTGAATATATCGACAGAAAACAGGACGAAAAAAAGGATTGTCAAACCTGTTTCGGAGATGCTATGTGTTATCGCATGAGCCTTACGGACAGCGTAACGAACATCCAGCCCAAGGAAAATGCAGTGGCAGAGGTGCTAAAAACTGGACTGGAGCAGATGCGGGAAAGAAACGAAGCCCTTTACTTCAGAGTCATGCATCTTGAGGCATCAAACAAACGGCTAAAGGACACACTTAAAGTCTTAGCAGATGTGGACTCCAAGGTTGGCAAGATGGCACTCGATGCCCTTTCAATGGAAGAATATACATAAACCAGATTCCCATGAGACATTAAATGGTAAGTGGTACAAAAGTAATATGCGTGGACGACAGGTTCCCCACAGAGATTCTGATTTACTACACGAATCTACCTTTAAAAGACAAGGTGTACACGGTTCGAGATGTGGAAGTTGGGGTCGGGTTGAATGGAGAAGCTGGTGAGATCGCTGTTACACTTGCTGAACTTGTTAATCCAGTTAGCGAGATTCCTCCCCACAGGGAAAGGGGATTCAAAGTCGAAAGATTCAGAGAGCTTGAACCATTAACCGAGCAAGAGCAGGAAAGAATGGAAGAATTGGAGCAAATGGTATGAGAAACATAAGCAGAAAAGACTTTGTAAACCTGTGCAACACGGCACAGCATCCAGTAAAGAGGATAGGCGAGCTTCCAGACGAACTTCGCAAGGCAGTTGTCGAGCGAGCGAGGATCACAGCCAACAGGAAGCACAAATTCCTACACGAAATGCTCCCATTTGTGATGAATATTCGGGGAACAAGTGGCAAGGTAGAGCTTACCGTATTGATCGAAAAAGAATCAGAGATTGTATAAGTGAAGTTAAACCTTCGGGTTTTGATCTACCTAAATCCATCCAATGTGGATAAGGTAACGCACAAGTTCAATCTGAGCGCAGACAGCGGATTCATCTTTGTCAAAAACTCAATCCTTGCGCTGAACGAGGTGGAGGATTGGCATTTCTTTGTACTGGTTCCACCAGAGAACTATCACTGCTGGCCGAACAAGCCAAACAATGTGACACTGGTTAAGTATCCATATGTGAATGATGCTCTGAATTCACGGTTCCACTTCGACACAAACGCAATTTCCGAATACTTTAATACCTACAGGCATGATATTGATCTGATCTGGACGATGCTCCCAGAGCATGCAGGAGCCTTGCGAGCCTTTGCGAACAAGCGCAGGGAGGAGATCCCAGTATTTTCCTACATTAACTGGTTGGATTACAAGGACAGCAAGGGCTACGAGCCATCCTACATTCTTAGACTTCTGGATGGGTGGGAAAACAGCCATATGATCGGCGTACAGTCTGATCACATGCTGAAGTACATGAAAAATGAGCTATTGGGCGAATATACGCTCGATTACAGCAAGGCTAGGGTCATCACCCCCAAGACCTCCATTCCAGCCCACAAAAGCGAAATAAACAACGATTTGATAGGTTTTCCGCACAGGGTATCGGCTGAAAGCAGATTCGAGGACATGGCATCCTTCATCTTTCCTCACATCAAAGGAAAACTATGGGTGAGCAATATCAACGGAGCGAATGTTGAAAACCACGAAAAGCTTTTGGTGAAATCATTCGAGAGCCATGACAATTACTACCAATTCCTATCCACGATTCGATTCGGGATCTCCTACCATGTCGGATACTCCATGTGGTCGATGTCTGTGCTGGATATGATGGCCTGTGGCAAGGTCGTGCTGGCTCCAAATAAGAACGCATTTCCAGAAATGTTCCACAAGAATTACCCATTCCTGTTTAACAGCAAAGAGGATTTTTTAAAGAAACTGGACTATCTCCAGAACTGCCAAGTCGATGAATTGAAGCTGTGGGGCGATTTAAACAGGCAAATCGTAGAGGAGAAATTCACTTGGAAGATACAGGCAAAGCAACTCTCAGAGGCGTTCTACTCGCTGGTAACGGATAAAAAGACTCCCAAGACACAGAGCGTACTTGAGGCAATCAATGAGTATGGGAAAATTACCAAGAGCGATTTGATCAACAAAAACATCACAGACTACGGCAGACAGTGCAGTAGGGCGTGGAACAAGACCAGAATCGAACTGATGCGTGATCATGGGATAAAAGATATTCACAATTCAGAACACACAACATTCGTTTCCGCTTGCCATAATCCAGACGAAATGATACAACGCAGACCCTCAAAAATTCCAACCAAGCATGACTTGAAGAAATTTGAGGAAGAAATCAATCAGCCGACATTTAATTTGGAGGGATAGATGATGACGCTTTTTATCGCATGTCTAATTATTCACGCACACAACATGCCTTGGTGGTTGTATCCAATCGCCTTGATTATATGGTTCTACCACTTAGCAATACAGAAAATATAAGGAGGAATCACAATGCCAGCAATACTCAGATCAGTATATAACTACAAGCAGACGAAAACCCCAAGAGACGCAGTGGTGCTATTCGCCAACGAGGAACAGTTGGCCTACATGCGCCAGCTTATGAGGACAGGGATCAAACAGCATTGGCCTAGCTACGATCATACATCCAAGAAAATAATTAAGGGTGGGCTGGAGCATATGGATAAGTTTCTTGAGAAAACTGGGAGAGCTGTAACGCCTAAGTTCATCAGCATCCTAGAAGACCTATGAACTTCACAATCTGGAGAACAGTAGGAGACGAGTTCCTCTTGGCTGGTGCATCAATGGTAGATGCATACATTTCCATAGCTGGAATCTGGGGGATCAAGACAAAGAACAAGAGAGAAAACGAACACGCAGTATTTGAGGATGAAACTTGTGGTGACTACTACTATATGACAGACAAGGGAAAGAACTGGAAGAAGTTAGTAGCCCTATGCCCAGAGCTAAAGCAGTTTGAATTCTGGGATGAAAACAAGGCGAGATTGGGAACGCTTGAACAAGAGCAGTGCATCCACTACGCAGGACTACAGAACGCACCATTTAACGAGCAGATCCTAGAGCTTACAAAGGCAGGACTAAAAGAGGTAGATGTTAAGAAAGAGAAAGATAGGGGAACAATATTCCCACATTATTACACAGGCGAGACTTACCTATATGGAAGCTGTATGCTGGCATTGCCAGCACCAGATACTATACAGGTAGCATTCAACAACATGGCAAAGGGGGAAGGACAATGAATGAATCAATGAATGGAGTAGCAGTAATTACTCAAAGAGTAGCCCTATTAGAGATAGAGCTAAACAAGATGGGAGCAGTATTGCAAAGGCTGGCACAGGGCATGGCAACAGGTACAGGGGTAATAACGCCCAAGGCAAAGTTCAAGACACCAGAAGATATGGCTCACGACTACCTAAAGAACTGGCTAAGTAAAGAACAGTTTACATTGATACTATCTACAAAGAGAGACGAGAGTACCAGCAAACTTAGAGGAGAAGTTATATGCGAGCTATACAAGCGAGGCGTATCTGGAGTAGGCATCAGCAGGATACTCAAGAAGGATCACAACACTATATACTATCATCTGGCACTAGCAGGACTGGTTAAGTCTAAGAATAACAAGAAAATCATAATTAGAAAGCAATCCAGACTGGCTCGCATGAGGAGAAGGATAGCCCTGCAACTTAGATAACTTTTACTTTTAGAAATGTTTACAGGTTGGCGAAGCCC